TGGGTCACGGATGACGACGGCAACTATGTCGTTGATCTCTATGGCCGGTATGTGACCGGGAATTAGGCGGACCATGTTCAAACTGAACTACGAGTGCGGCGATGATGGCGGCAACGAATACGGCCGCATGGAAGTCGAGACGGCGAAGTGGGCGGGCGAGATGTTGCACCGCCATTATCCCGGCTATCCGTGGTTTGTCGAAGTCCGCGGCGACAAATACAACGCCGTGATCCAGTTGCAGATCAGGGGCATCATGCCGCCTGATCGCTGGTATGTGGTGAAGTTCCGCGATGTCCTGACCGATCCTGGCGGCAAGCGCACCATCCTCAAAGGCGCTGGAGAGCTTCTGGAGCGCTATAACATCCCCCGCTCCGGCTTCACTACCGACCACTGGCGCGCCGCGCTGGAGCGCTTCCCAATCGGCAACGGACGAGGTCACCTTGAACCCCTCAAATAACCGCGTCCCCGGCGAGGATTTCACGCGCCAGAGCGACAGCACTCCCGCCGATGACAAGCAGTGGATCGACCTGTTCAAGAACGCGAAGAAGTCGGCCGAGGATCACCAGACTTCAAAACTGCAGGCGGCATGGTCGCGGAACTATCGGGCATTCGCAAACCGGCATTTCAACGGCTCGAAATATGATACCTATCGCTACCGCTCGCGCTCGAAACTGTTCAAGCCCAAGACCAGGGCGGCTGTCCGCAAGAACGATGCCACCGCAGCGGCCTCCATGTTCTCGACAGAGGATGTGGTGTCCATCACGCCGGAGCGCGCCAGCGACAAGCTGCAGATGTCCATGGCGAGGTTCCTGCACGAGGACCTGAACTATCGCCTCGACCGATCAAACAAATGGGCCGGCCCGAATTGGTTCCTGACCGCCATCGGTGCAAGGCAGGATACCCAGCTCACGGGCATTTGCGTTTCAAAGCAATATTGGGAGTACGAAGAGCGCGTCGTCTCTACCTATGTCGATGTTCAGACACAGACCATGGCGCTTGACGAAACTGGCATGCCGATCATCGACATGGCTACTGGCCAGCCAGTGATGACGACAAGTGTTGAACAAGGCATTCAGGATACGGTCGACATCGTCCGCGATCGGCCGATGATCACGCTCATTCCACCGGAACATGCTTTGATCGACAGAACAGGCGACTGGCGCGATCCGATCCAAGAGGGCGGGTTCTTTATCGCCGCCATGCCGGCGCGCATTGACGATGTCGAATACATTGTTGCGCAGCAGGCGACCCGCAACGTCATGGGCGGCGGGAAGTGGCGGGACGATATCGATCTTGCCAAGCTTCGCCAGGCCAAGGCGCAGAAGCAGGACAATGCCGCATCGGTCAGGCGCGCCCGTGGCGATGGCATCGACCCCTATGACAGCGCGTTTCAAGGCAAGGACAACGAAACCGTATGGCTGTATGAAGTCTTCTACCGCAAGGACGGCGAGGACTGGCATTTCTGGATGTTGGGCGACAACATCCTCTTGAGCGATCCGCGACCGACGATCGAGAGCTATCCAGAGCAGTTCGGCGACAGGCCATATGTCCGCGGTCTCGGCGCCCTTGAGGCCCACAAGACGCATCCCATGGCGCCGGTCGAAAGCTGGCAGCCGCTGCAAATGGAGATCAACGACACCACCAATCTCGCACTAGATGCGATGAAGATGTCGATCTCGCCCATTACCAAGATCATGAAGGGTAGGGGCGTCGATCTCAAGCAGGTCCAGAACCGCGGCCCTGATGCGGCAATCCTCGTACAGTCCATGGATGATGTCACCTTCGACCGGGCGCCTTCACCTGATGGCAACTCGCAGATGGCCGTCAACATCATGTCCAACGACATGGACGAGCTTGCTGGCGTCTTTGCTCAAGGTTCTGTTCAATCTAACCGCATGCTCAATGAGACCGTTGGCGGGATGCAGTTGCTGTCCGCCTCTGCCGGCGCTCTGACGGAATTCGATCTCCGGGTATGGGTTGAGACTTGGGTAGAGCCCGTGCTTTCCCAGGTCGTCAAACTCATCAAGCATTACGAATCCGATGAAGTGGTGATCTCCGTTGCCGGTGATCGCGCCGGACTGATCGAAAACCTGGTAGCGGGCCAAGGCAGCAGCAAGAAGCCGCTCGACCCGCAGGGGCAGCAGCAGGACGCCGAAGAGGCGCAGAACCCATTTGAACCGCCGATCACGATCCACGATGCTTTGAGCAATCTCGACAAGGCCCAAGTCGCGGTCAAGGTGAATGTCGGCATCGGTGCGCTCGACACTACACAGCGCATGCAGAAATTCATGGGCGGCGTCAATATCACCAAGGACTTGGCCCCTCTGCTTCAGGAGCAGGGCATCCAGCCCAATGGCGCAGCTCTCCTGCAGGAAGCATGGGGCCTCTGCGGCTATAAGGATGGCGACAGGTTCTTTACCGTTGCACCGCCGAAGCAGGACGATGGCCCGCCACCTGAGGCCCAGTTGGAGATGCTCAAGCAGAAGGGCACCATGAGCAAGGCCCAGCTTGACGCTGATACGAAACTGCAGATCGAGCATATCAAGGCTGACGTCGAAGCGCAGAAGCTTTCTCTGCAAGAGCGTGAATTCGCCTATCAGCAGATGATCACGCAAATGAGCATTAACCAGCAACAGCAGACACAGAACCTGGACTACATCATGCGACTGCTGGAAAGCGTCGTGCCAGGACATGCGGCCCCTCCGCGGCAGATTGTGCAGCAGCCTTCGCAGACTGCGCAGGTTACACAATTCCCGCAGGCGCGATAGCGATCCACGACAAACTGAGGCGATATGACAGACCTTGAAGAACTGATGGACGACGAGGTTGCTCGCATCCTCGCGATAGACGCCGGCTTGCAAATTCAACAGCTTCTCCAACGGGGCGCTGCGTTCGAAACCCTGCTTATCCATGCGCGGGATGAGGCGCTTGCTGCGATGGACGAGTTGATCCACAGCAAGTTCGACACTCTCGAAGACGTCGCGCAGAAACAGTGGGAGGTTACCCGCTATCACGCGCTTGTCGGATGGATACAGGCCATCCTTGAGAACGGAGCAGCGGCCATGGATGGCGCTTCCGAGGAGGAAGGCACGTGGCTGCAATCAATGATCAGAGGCGAACCGGAAGAAAGGGATTCCTAACATGGCCGGCGAAAATCAAAACATGGCGGCGGAAGATGATGTCCGCGATCTCATCCCGACCGCCGATAATGTCGAAGTTGTCGAAACCCGGCAACGCGAGGCTGAACCGGCCCCGACCGCAGTTCAGGAAGAGCCGAAGAAGCCCCGTGAGGGCGGCAAGTATGACGACAAGCGCGCATCAATTGTCGAAAAGCTGAAATCGCAGCGCAGTGGGCAGGATGTGCCGCTGAAGACCGTCGCGGAAGAGGCGCAGCAAAGCCGCCCCACACCACAGCAGGTAGAAGTCCGCGAAGAGCGCACCACGCCGCCAGTGGAGCAGGCCGCTCCTGTAGTGGTCAAGACCGAAGACATCCCGGCGCCAGTGCGCCATAAGCTCAAAGTCAACGGCCGCGAGGTCGAAGTTGACGATGCACAGTTCACAGCGCTTGCCCAGAAGGCCCTTGCCTCTGAGAGCATTCTCGAAGACGCCAAGGTGGCGAAGCTTCAGGCGCAACAGAGATTGGCTGAAGTCGAACGGTTAATGGCCAACCAAAGCCAGACTGTTCAGCAACAGCCGAAACCAGCGAATGCCCCGGCAGAGGATACCAAACCGGCCACGGACGCAGAGTTGGACGAGATCATCGATCGTATCCAGACAGGTGATCTCAAAGAAGGCGTGGAAGCCCTCAAGAAGTTCGGAAAACAGGTTACGGACCAAGTGCTGGAAACAGTCAGGTCCAACCTCGGAGACGTCGATGCGCGTATGGCTGCTACCATACAGCATGCGCAGGAAACCGCTCGTATCCAAGCCGAAACTCAGAAGGTGCTTGACGACTTCGTTTCCGAAAACCCTGATTTCTCTCAATCGCAGCGCCGGCTGGAAGTCCTGTTCGACTCCACCGTCGAAGTGATGCGAGACAACCTCTATGCGATCGGCGTGAAACCTGAAAAGCTTCAGGAATACTCACGCCATCATGGCCTCGCCCCACAGGCGGCCATTGGAGTTGTCTATCGCAAGCTGGCATCGGAGGGCTGGGAACTTCCCGCTGCCCCCACGGTGATGAAGACAGCGGCGAAGAACGTCAGGGAAGCTTTCGGAATGCCGGAACCGCAACGTGGAGAGGCAAAGCCCGCTCCCGCCCCGGCCCCAGCAGACAACTCAAACTTCGTGGCCGAGCGCATCGAAAGAAAGCAGGCCATGGCTCCCCAACCCAGACGGGCGAACATCTCCCCCGGAAATGACAGCGCACAGCCCGCCAATACCGAAGACGCTACCAATCAAAAGTATCGTCAGGTGGTGGCGCAAATGCGCGCATCGAGAAAGGGCAGGTAACCCGTCATCCTCTGAAAGGACGACGACATGGCCGGACAACTTTGGTCAGTCAACACCCAGGGCGGTTATCTCTATTCCGACAACCTCTCTGACCACCTCCGCTTCGAACTGCAGCCGCGGACCAAGCTCCGCAATCTCGCCGACGCCTCCGACAAGGCAATCGGCCTGCACAAGGGCAACACCTTCCGCTGGGATCGGTTCTCCAAGCTCAACAAGCGCGGCGGCCCGATCGATGAGCAGCAGAGCATGCCGGAAACAAACTTCACCATCGGCCAGGCAAGCCTGACCATCGGTGAATTCGGTTATAGATTAGCCGCCTGATCGGGATGGTTCAGCGTCTCCCAACGCTACCCGATCTTGAAAATAGGGTGAATTGCTGGGAAGCCCCACCGCCGAGAGGCGAGGGTAATCAGCAGCCAAGCCGCATATGTAGGCCGAAAGGCTCAGGGATGCGGAAGGTCCAGAGACTAGACGGTGACGAAAGAATAACCCGTCCACGAGCGCCCTACGCCATGCCATTGGCGATGATATAGTCCGAGCTGCACTGACGAAGTGCAGAAGCAGAGAGTAAACGGCTCTGCGATAACAAAACTGAACTCTGTACCGTACACCGGGCTCCTCGAAAATCTCGGGGAAATCGATGTCAAGGACATCATCGACCAGACCCTCCGCGACGACGCACGTCAAACGCTGGACCGTCTCGTCGGTTACCAGATGTTCCAGACGCCGCTTCGCGTGGCGCCGACATCCGGCACCTCGACAACCGCTGTCACGCTGACCACCAACAACGCGACGGCGACCACCAACAACGTCGAACTCGGCACCGGCCACATCAAGGCCATTTCCGATATCATGAAGGATCGAAACATTCCCGCATATGACGGGGATGACTATGTTGCGGTCACTCATGCCACGACGATGCGCACTTTCAAGAACAGCCTGGAGACCATTCACCAGTACAGCGAGACTGGTATCCAGCTGATCTTCAAGGGCGAAGTCGGCCGCTACGAATCGATCCGCTGGATCGAGCAGAACGAAATCCCGAAGGGTCACGCCAATGACGCGGCGTTCAACCTGACCTCCGGTTCCGCCAACTACGTCTATGACGCCGTTGCCGACGACTGGAACAACGGGAAGTCCTCTTGGGCTCTGTTCATGGGCTCGGACACCGTTCTGGAAGCGCCGGCCATCCCTGAGGAAATCCGCGCGAAGTTGCCCGGCGACTATGGTCGCGACAAGGGCATCGCTTGGTTGAACTGAGAGGTATAGCCAAGCCTAAACTCCGTGAACTGACTGGAAACCCCTGAGAGCACAGAACGCCACAGCGTAGCTTGGAAAAGCAAGCGCGACGGCTTGAAAAGTTCTGTGATTGGGCAATCAGCAGCCAAGCCCCGAGAACCGGGGAAGGTTCAACGACTATCATGTAGGGCCAAGCGGCCCGAAGTGCGGAGCCCCGCCTAGCGGGTGAAGATATAGTCTCGTCCCATGGGAAACCATGGGCAGCAAATGCTAGATTTTAAGACGTTGCCACGGTATATTACCGCCATGGGCAACGGTCTTGAAAAACGCTTCTGGAAGAAGGTCAAAGTAGCCGGCGAAGATGAATGCTGGCTATGGACCGCAAGTGTCGCAGGTCGCGGTTATGGGCAAATCAAAGCGCCCAAGACACGGCATCAAATTTACGCACATCGATACTCATATGAACTTCATGAGGGGCCTATCCCTGATGGGGTTGGAGTGTTGCACAGTTGCGATAATCCGCGATGCGTCAACCCGAAGCATCTCTTCCTTGGAACGAGCGGCGATAATGCCGCCGACATGAAGAGCAAAGGTCGCCATCTCTACGGTGAATTGAATGCGCAAAGCGTGCTGACAACAGCGCAGGTACGCCGCATTCATGATCTGCTGGAAAGCGGAGACTCTGAAAGTTCTGTCGCCTCAGTGGCAGGAGTTTCGAGGGTCACCATCCATCGCATCAAGCATGGACTGAGATGGAACCACATCTGGCAAGAGCGGCACGGTTTTAGCGAAACCGTGTGAAGATTTCCGATTACCTCGGCGGTGCCGGCCTGACCCACCAAGACGCCACCAACGCACGTGTGATCCTTTGGGATTCAGCTGCCTGATCCGGCGGGGCGGGTTAGCGCCCGCCCTTTCCATTTCTTCAAATTGAAAGGACATTGGAAATGTCTTATTCCAATCCGAACCGCCGGACCTACAGCTTTTCGGCCATTGATTTCGGGACATCTGGCTCCCGTTTCGTCATTGGCCCGAAGGGTAAGACTGGCCATCTCGTGGAAATCCACGCATCGGTTACCACGACCTTCACCGCTACGACAACGGCAGGCCGCATCGACGTCGGCAATTCCACATCCGCAACCGCTTATCAGCAGTTGTCGATGGGAACGACTGCGGCCGGCGTGGCGATCTCGACCAACGATGGTGTGTCCACTGTCACCACGACGCTGCTCGATATTCCGGCCGATACTCAGGTCAAGATCTCCTCGACTGCGCCCACTGGCGGCACCCCCGCTGGCGTTGCGACGTTCCAGGTGACCATCGACTGGGCCGACTAAGCCCCTGCCGTTCGCTCACGGGCGGGCGGCCATCATCAAAGGAGAATGCGATGTCAGAAGACAAACGCAGATATGTCTCCCGTCATCCCCGCAACACGGAAAAGCCGATTGCGCCGACCGGCGGGAAGAATGCAGCCGCAGACGGATACACCATCCGTCATCGTGAAACCTTCGATCGTAAGTGTGACGGTGAACTCTGGAACAAGAGCACGGACGTGTCTCCGGGGCTCAAGGACGACACCGACATTCTCTACGATTCTTACTTGATGGATTGAACATCATGGACAACACCACTGTGAAAATGCCCGCAGCCAACGGCAAGATGATCTACAAGTCGACCGCCGTTGACACTTCCGACTATCAGGTCAAGGGCACCGACGCCGGCACGCAGCTCAAGAACCAGGGCTTCGGCGGCGGCCGTGACAACCTCAGCCATTCCATCACTTCCGGCTCCGTGCCGGGTGGCAAGTGAGGGTCTGACCATGGCTGATCCGCGACTGGACATGAGCCGGCCTTACGGCACGATCTATCCGCCGCTTGAAGACGGTTCCCGTTTCGAACAGGACGGGTGCGTGTTCGGGCATGATGGCAGGTTCATCAAAGGTCCGGCACGGGCATCAGGGGCGGCGAAATCCGCCCCTAGGCCCCCCGTCGAACAAATCGAACCGCAGCCCGATGAAGCTGTTGACCTCGTTGCCTGGGCGAAGGGCAGGAACTACCCGTTCTTCAAGGTCAAAGAGGCGATGAAGCAGGCAATGCCGAACGCTGACGTCTCCAACGCCAAGACCATTCTTGCTGCGCTGATCGATGGCGCAATCGTCGGCGCCGATGAGGTTGGCCGCTGATGACTGAATTGACGTGCGCCAGAGCAAGGGAACTTCTTCAGTATAATCCCGGCACGGGAGTGTTGACGTGGAGGGAAAGGGCTAGGTCCGAATTCACTCGTGAACGGCTCTGGCGCACGTGGAATACTCGGTGGGCTGGGCAGCAGGTCGGGGCTGTTGGCGTTAGCGGATACAGATATCTTAGCATTGCGGGGGAAAATCTTACCGCGCACCGCGTTATTTGGTTGATGGTGACGGGCGAGTTTCCTCCGAATGATATTGATCACATCAACGGCAACCGCAATGACAACCGTTGGGCAAATCTGCGAGGGGTAGAGCGCTCAATCAACATGAAGAATTGCGCGCGCAGGTCTGACAACACGTCAGGATTTACCGGCGTCACATGGGATGGTTACCGCAAAAAGTGGAGATCCACCATCTTCGTGGATGGAAGGAAGCATCAATTAGGAAGACATGATGATTTCGAGACGGCATGCGCCGCCAGAAAAGCTGGCAACGTGCGCTTTGGATTTCATCCTAATCATGGAAGGCATCCATGATGGACTACGACACTCTGGTCAGCGAAAAGACTGTCGTTGGCAGTATCCGCTACCACATAAACTACGACCGTATCGACTCCGCCGGCATCCTGACAGAAGCGCAGGCGTGGATTTATTCCAAGCTTCGCGTCAGGCAAATGCAGACCTCGGCAAGCGTGACGATCGCGCAAGGGGCGTCAACCGCCTCTTTCCCGACAGGCTATCTCGATCCGCTCCACTTCGGCATCCCCGGCTTCATCTCAAGGATCAGGCGCAAGGATGTCGAGTGGTTCAGGACCAATCTTGGCTTCGATGAAACGGCAACTCTTCCTGAAGGGCTGCCCACCTATTGGACGGACTATAACGATCTGATCCAACTGAACACCGTGGCGGACCAGGCCTATACGGCTTCAATGGTGTTCTTCAAGACCCCGGATGCGTTGAGTTCGTCCAATCCTACCAACTGGCTAACGACCAAATATCCGACCTTGGTCAGGCGCGTCTGCACCATGATCGCCGCGGAGGCACGGAAAGAGTTCGACACCTTCGACCGTGACGAGGCCAGAGCGTTGCAGATGATCGAAGAAATCAAGGTGGAGTCGGATAACTCTCTGAGGGGGATTGAGTTTGATTTCAACTGGGAGGAGAGCTACTGATGGGCAGTTTCACCAACGATCTCCAGCTTATCGATCTCCTGCTGGGCGAAAGCGCTGGCTCTGGCTATGCCAATTGGGGCGATGCTGCGGATGACAATTTCAGCAAGATTGAAAAGGCGCTTACCGCCACCACGGATATCACCGTCACCACAGCGAATGTGACGCTGACGGACACGGACATCAAATGCCTAAGGTTCACCTTTTCCGGGACCAAGACGGCCAATCGCAGCGTCATCTTCCCAACCAGGAAACGGTTCTATTTTGTCAGCAACCAGACTGGAGGTAGCTTCACTCTAACAGGAAAATGCTCTGGCCAACCCGGCATCGAGATCAGGTCCGGCGTCGACATCCTTTATTGTGATGGTACCGATATTTCGTCTTTGATGACCGGGCCGCACAACAGGTTTCTGAACAGCATTGACCTGGAGCCCCCGCCGGCCGGACGCATAACGATCTTCGCCAGGAACGATGATGGTAAGTTCGGGACGGCCGAACTCGACAAGACGACAGGCCAATTTCTCGGCTTCACTGAGCTTTGACGGCAAATGCCATTCATTCCGATCACTATCCCGCCTGGCGTCGTCAAGACGAACAGCGATTTTGCTGCGACCGGGCGGTGGATCGACATGGACAAGGTGCGGTTTACCAGCGGCTTTCCAGAGAAGATTGGCGGCATCCGCAGGTTCTTCGCCGGACAGTTCACAGGGAAGGCTCGAGGTGCCCGCGCATGGTCAGCGTCCGATGGTGTCCAGCACCTGATGTGGGGGACACAGAACGATCTCTATGTGCTCCGCCAAGGCACGAAGACGCGGATCACGCCATATCGAAAGAATGCCACCAACATAGCCCTGACAGACCCGTTCTCGACCACCAATGGTTCACCCATAGTGACGGTAACCGATACGCTCCACGGGATCAGCAATGTCGGCGTGACGGTGACATTCTCGGGAGCGTCAGCAGTTGGCGGGATTACGATCAATGGCGATTATCTCGTCACCGAGATCGTTGACCCAGACAATTTCAAGATCACGCACACCTCAAACGCTACATCGACGGCAACGGGTGGCGGCTCGGTGATGGCGTCCTATGAAATCAACTTCGGCCTGGAAAGCCCTTCCTATGCCCTTGGCTGGGGCGTAGGCGGCTGGGGCGAGGGGTACTGGGGTATGGAGGCATCGATTGCCACATCCACGCTCAGTGACATGCGTTGGTGGTCTATCGATGGCTATGGCGAAGATGTCATGGTCTGCCCATTGATGGAGACGGTCTACCACTATGACACCAGTGCCGGTCCTGCGCGGCCAGCGAAACTCACCAATGCGCCGGCACAGATTCGCTATGTATTCGTTACCCCGGAGCGTTACATCTTTGCGCTCGGCTGTACAAATCTTGCCGGTGATTTCGATGCGATGACGGTGCGCTGGCCAGATGTCGATGACTTCACGGTCTGGACGCCGACAAGCACCAACACGGCCAACGAGAGAAAGCTCCAGCTCGGATCGCGCCTTATGGCCGGTGTCGGGCTTACTTCTGGCGTTTCCCTGGTCTGGTCTGATTATGCGGTCTTCGCCTTCCAGTTCACCGGCTCGCGCTTCATCTATGACGATCATCCAGTCGGGACGGAATGCGGGCTGATCGGGCCTCATGCATTCTGTAAAACCGATCAGATGGCGTTCTGGATGTCGGCTTACGGCTTTCACGTCTATTCGTCCTATGTGCAGTCTATTCCAAACCAGGATGATATCCGCGACTGGGTTGCTGCGATGATCAATATCCAGCACCTTCAGAAGACATTCGCGTTCTACAACAAGAACTTCAACGAAGTGTGGTTTGTTTTTCCGACAACGACATCGGAACCAGACACCTATGTCGCGGTCAATCTCGATGCCTATTACTGGATGAACGGAACCTACGACCGGACCTGTCACGCCAAGTACACGTCCGGCGAAATCCGCCCGATCCTGTTTGGGACAAACGGTTACATCTATCTGCACGAGACAACCGACAATCACGACAATGACGGCGCTGCGATGCGCGCGTTTCTGGACATGGGGCTATTCGCCCTCAACGACGGCAATGACAGCGTCGACATCTTCGGCTTTGCCCCAGATACCCAACGGCAATCCGGCGATCTGCAAGTGACGATGTATGGCAAGGATTGGCCGAAAGACGAGGTCATGGACACCGACGCCATTACTGTGGGAGAGACAGATCGGCTGGTGGATTGCCGGGTTTCCGGTCGGCACATTGGCCTGACCATCGTATCCGATACCATTGCCGGGGACTTCCGGCTTGGAAAGTTTGGTGTCGAAATAACCGGGGCGGGAAAGAAACGATGAGGCGCGTTTCATTCGGCAACCCGCCGAGCAATATCCTCCAGGCAAAACCGGACATGCGGTTTGTCTTGGAGGCACTTCGGGAGATCGAGAAGGCGAGCGCAGAAGCGGATGCGGGGCAAGTCGCCGACGCATTTACGCTGAGCAATTACACGGAAACGCGAACGCTTAATGCTGGGGCCGCCACGCTTGGCGACGTTGCGAACGTCTTGGCCACCTTCATTTCCGATCTCCAAAAGCGCGGCACAAAAAGGACTGCCTGATGTCGACAGAAACCCAAACCTCGCTACCAGACTGGTTGACGGGGCCAACCAAGGATGCCCTGTCGAAACTGCAGGGCTATCTCGGCTCCGACGACAACTACACCTATGGTATGAAGAAGGGCGAGAACCTCTTCACCGGGTTCAACCCATACCAAAACAAGGCGCTTGGAAACGCCGGCTGGCTCTCCAATCAGAACCTTGGGAAGATGTTTGGGTTGGATGCCGCAAAGAGCGGCTTCAACCGCTATATGGGGACCGGGCTTGTCAACGGGCAGGTTGGCTCCGTCAAGGATTATATGAGCCCGTATATCAAGGGCGTCCTCAATCCGCAAATCAGGGAAATCACACAGGAAAGCCAACGGCAGGCGAATGACATCGGCAGTCAAGCCGCCGCAGCCGGAGCTTTCGGAGACGCTCGCCACGGGATCGAAGAAGGCGAGAACATGGAGAAAACCAATCAGGCGATCTCCGATGCCACAGGGCAGGCCTATCAGAACGCTTTCGACCGCGGCCAAAACCAGCAGAACGTCATAGCGGAGCGGCAGGCTACAGGTGCCCAAGGGCTGATGGGTGTCGGCGATAACCTTTTCCAGAAGTTCAACGATGTCAACGACAGTCTCTATAACGCCGGCAACATCGCCTACAACATGGACGAAAAGCGCCGGCAGACCATGCAGTCTTTCCAAGAGGCGCTGAAGGACAAGAACTACAACGACGCAATCAAGCTTCTGGCGGCGCTCAATGGCTCGCCGAAAGAGTCGACCACGACCACGTCATCCAATGACGGCCTCTTTGGCATTCTTGGTTCCGTGCTCGGCGGCCTGTTTTAACGGAGACGCACATGACCCCCTATCAACAGCTTCTCATGCTGCTCTCCGGCTCTACTGGCCTTTCTGGGCAGCCCAACGCGGGCGGTATGATGGCCAGTCCAATGGCCAGTCCGATGGCAGCACCGCAGGCGTCCAATCAGATGCGGCTCACAGGCGGACTAAACGCGGGCCAGAAAATGGCGCCAAGTCCTCAGATGCAGAGTCAATCTGTGGTTGGCGACGATTGGGATCACGGCGGAAAGCCTGGATTTTACACCGGGGACTCTGGTGATAACGGCGATAATGGCCACAACGGCGATACTGGCGGAGATGGCCACGGCAAGGGTGACGACGTGCCGGATTTGACCGCCCTTATGCAGCAATGGCGAAACGCCGTCGATCAGGGTCCGGGCGGGTACACCAACGCGATGCGCCAGAACCTTGGCATGGGTAGTTCGCCCTATTCACTTGGCAATCAATCCGACATGACGTCGTTCATGGATCTGTTCATGGGCAAGAATGCCAATCGCGGCAATAACAACGGCGGTCCTGGCCGCGATATCGGTGGTCCCGGTTCGGAGGGTCCAGGGTTCCGCTGGCTCGGCGGTCATAATGGCGGCAACGGCGGCGGCAATAACAACGGCGGCGGCATGCATCCGCTGCAACCGATCAGCCCTCTTGGCCCGAACATCGGGCGCGTTCCAACCCCTCGCGATATCGGCGGCCCAGGCTCGGAAGGCCCCGGCTTTCGCTGGCTCGGGGGCAGCAATAACGGGAGGCAAGCATGATTGATACCAGTGCGCTTTCTGCGCTCCTCTCTGGCTATAACAGCCAGACGCCGGCCATTGCGCCGCCCACTGTGGCGCCGACAGCGACCACAAATCCGTTTGCCAAGTTTGCAGGCTTGTTCAATGGCGACACCAACTTGGGCGATTACGCTCAAAAGGTCGGCATGGGCCTGTCCAACATGAGCAGCACGGGTGGCGATCCATATCTTGCCTTTGCGCAAGGCTTTGGCGGCACTGCGAAGTTCACCACTGCAGAACAAGCCGCAGCGGCTGCGGCAAAGCAAAAAGAGATCGACAACGCAATTGCTGCGAACAAATTGGCGATGGATCAAAACCAGTTCGATGCTCGCCTAGGGCAGGATCAATCGCAATTTACTCAGCGCATGGGGCAGGACCAGAGCCAATTCGACAAGGATTTGGCGCTGAAGCAAGCCGCCGATAAACGCCAGCAGATGCTTGCCGACCAAGAAGTAAAGAAGTCCGCTGCCGAGATCGAGCGCATGGCGCGCGGCAATGGGATCACGGTTGATCAACAGCTTCAGATCGAGCGCATCGCGCAGGCTGCGGCTGAGAACATCGTCGACCCGGAAGAGCGCAAGAAGACCGTTGATGCAGAGCGCCAGCGCCTGACGGATCAATTCAAAACCGGCGATACCAGTCTCAGCAACGGGCCTGGTGTTTCCGCGCAGGAACAGCAGCCGGTGACAGCAACTGGCCCGAATGGCGAAAAGCTCGTTCTCAAGAACGGGCAGTGGGTGCCGCTCCAATAACATGACAGATCAAAGCTTGAACACGGTCGGCGCTACTCCGACCGATCTCCCGCCGTTGCCTGAAGGGTTCGCGCTCGACGTGCGCCCTGCTGCGCTGCCGGTAAAGGAGACGGTGAAGGATACGTTCAGCGTGCCGTCTTTGCCGGATGGATTCAAGCTTGACCAGCCGTCCGCTTCGCCTGTTGGTGATTTCAAGGGCGTTGTCGAGCGTGGCAACATCGACCTCACCAAGCGTCCCGTTGTAAAGAACGACGATGGCACGATCAGCACCGTTCGCTCCATGTCATTCGAGGAAAATGGCAAGGAAATCCTCGTTCCGACCGTGAGCGATGATGGCAAGATCCTCACCAACGATGAGGCGATCAACCAGTACCACAAGACGGGCAAGCATCTCGGCGTGTTCGACAATGCAGATGATGCCACGGCCTACGCACAGGCTCTGCATGATGCGCAGGATGCGCACTACAGCGCCGCAAATCCAAAGCCTGCGAATAACGCCCCGGTCGAACAGCAGATGGAGGACTTCGTCAAGAAGCAGCGCGAGAAAGGCAATCTTGGGACGACTGATAGCCTAGACAAGAACACTGTCAATTTCGCGAAAGGATTGGGCGAAAACATCGTCAAGCTAGAAGGCTCGGCAGTTCGCGGCATGTCGTTGTTGCCGGGAAATGACCCGGTTGATGATTTTATCTATTGGCTCACAGGCAAGGAAAAGCCTGCCAATTATCCAACGCCAGAACGGGTGAACAAAGCCACCCAGGAAGTGGCGAAGCAGATGGAGAACGTCGATTTCGGGTTTGATCCCGGCGACACATGGGAGGACGTGAAAAAGGCTCCAGCCTCAAAATTCATTCCGTGGGCGCTGAAGAACGGCTTGCTATCCGCTCCTGATATGGCTGCCATGATGGTTTCATTCCCTGGTTATGCGGCGGTAAGGGCGGGATCACTGGCCCAACAGCGCGCGCAAAATGACCAGCGTGAGAATGCGACCGTTGGGGATATGCTTGTTGCCCTACCTGCATCGACAGCATCAGCTCTGCTTGACCGCATCGGTGCCAAGGGAATGTTTGGCATTGATGAAGCCGCAGTCCAAAGCATGAAGCAACTGCTGAAGGAAGGCGGAAAAGCAGCGACGAAAGAGGGAACGACCGAAGCTGCGCAGCAAGTTATTGAAGATGTTGCCACGGACGCTGGCACAAAGAAGGGCTTTGACCCGAAACGGACGGCCGAGAATGCCTTGGCTTCGTTCGTTGGCGGCTCGGTGTTTGGCGGTGTTACTCGTGGTGTTGAAGGCGCAACGGAACTCAACGCGCATGCCAAGACCGGCAAGGTAGGTGCCTCCGATCTACCCCCACTCCCAGAGGGCTTTACCCTCGATCCTACAATTCAGAAAACCGACCGTTTGCCTCAAGAGGGCAAGCAGGGCGAAACGGTTGAGACGTCCGTCCTCCCCGGCCAGGCTCCCGTAACGCGAGACGGCAGCGAGGAGAAGGTTTCGCCTCCCGAATCCTTGCTGCCGTCCATCTCTCCTGAGGAAAGGGCTATTCTCCGCCGCACTTCTATCCCAGACGAAGATATCGATGCGATGTCGCGGCCGGAGATTGAGCAAAAGGTTGCCGAGGCCCGCGCCGCCAATATCAAGGTCAACCCAGCGATGATCAACAAGGCGGCTCAATACAGCCCGCCAGAAGCGGTCACGCCTTCGGACGCCGCACAGTCGCCGCTGACAACCGAAGCCACTCCTGAACGTCCTGTGGCTGGAAACGTGCCCATCCCGGAAGCGAGGCCGGTTCTCTCTCCCGAGGACGAGGCAGCACTTCAGGATGCGACGAAACAATCCGTGGCCGAAGACCGGCAAGCACAGATCGACCGTGCGGTAAATCCCGAAGTTCAGCAAGAACTTGCAAAAACCGTTCAGGATCAACTTGAGCAGTATCGCAATCAGGCCGCTGATCAAGCGCTGGCTTATGCTGAGCCCGATCTTTCGAAGGCCGTCCAGCAGTCCGTTCTTGAGGACATGAAGGGCGATGGAACACGCCAGTCTCCTGTTGTCGTCCAGCAACCGGCCCATATCGATGTCGCTGCTCAGCAGGTCAATACCGAGCCTAGCGATGCCCAAAAAGAGGCAAACAATTACAAACACGGTCACATCAAGATTTCTGGGATCGACATAACGCTTGAGAACCCGAAAGGTTCTTTGCGATCTGGCGTCTCCCCGAAAGGCGAACGCTGGCAAGTCGAAATGCCAGCCCATTATGGGTATGCAAAGGGCTCTGTGGGCCGAGATGGCGATCAGGTAGATACCTATATCGGCGACAACCCGCAGTCCAAGCGCGTCTATGTCATCGACCAGAAGGATTTGAACACTCGCCGCTTCGATGAGCACAAGGCGGTGCTCGGCGTCAATTCTGTCACTGAGGCGCGTGATCTCTATGCCCGCGGCTTCTCCGATGGCATGGGCGCGGATCGCATCGGCGGCATTACCCCGATGTCCGTTTCCGAATTCAGGAAATGGCTGGCATCGGGCGAGACTACAAAACCGCTCGCCATGGGCAAGCCGAAGGTCCGCACCAATGCCGAAGGCTTCCCGACCGACATCAAGGGCAACGTCAAGAAGCCAGACAGCTTGATTGAATTCCTCGCCCGCAAAGGTGGCGTCCGCGAGGATCATGGCGAACTCTCTGTTCTTGGCCTTCGTGACCGCAAGAGCGGGTTTGTCGTCGGCGCTGGCCCGCTGATCCGCCGCAATGGCATGACGGTGGACAAGGCGCGTGAGGCCGCTGCCGAGGCCGGCTATCTGCCCATGGAGTCTTCACTCAAGGATTTCTACGATGCGCTGGATCAGGACGCCCGGTCAGGTCGACAGGTTTTTTCGCAGTATGACGATGACCACGCGGCCCGCTGGCGTGAAGCGCAAGGCGGCGAAGCAAGAAAAGCAGAAGAAGACGCCTCCCGTAGCGAAGCCTACGACCGCCTGAAAGCAGACGGTTTCCCGGTTGACGAGGGCGCGGACTACGTTGATCGTGTCGCCGCACACATGGCCAATGGTCAAACCTACGAAGATGCGGTAGAGTTGGCATACCAGAACATCGGTGCGGAACAGCCAGAAGTCGCCGATATCCCGTTCTTCGGAGAAGACGTAAATGAAACTGTCGCCGGAACAGCACCTGTCGATCGTGCGCCAAGTCGAGCAGAAGGCGAACGCGACCAACGATCCAGCGATTCAAGCCCAATTGAAGCGGATCGCCAAACTGGGCCGGTTCGTGGCGAAGGTGGGCCGGAAGTATCGGGCAGCCGAGGCGAGCAAGACGGCGGACGAGGCGATCAGCAAAGCACGGCTCAGCGCGAAAAGTCTCAGCCGCAAGAGCCTGTAGCCGAGTCTCGGCCGGTAGCCTCATGGGTTATCCGTGACAAGAATACCGGCGAAGCAGTGCTTGAGACATTCGACAAGAAGAAGGTCGACGCCCTCAACACGGATAAGTACGAAGCCGTTCCCATTCAGCAACATTTGGCTTCGCTCAACAATCCCAAGCAGTCGCCATCCAAACCCGCCGAGGAAAAGGGTGCCGACAACAAGCCGCAACTCGTCATTCCCGGCGCAGAGCGAGCCTCTGACGCGACTATGGCCCAACGCGGGGCAGATGCCGCCCTCAAGCCGAAAGTCGCTCAGAAGGAGCCCACTGGGCTGTTTAGCGATGAGCGGAACCAGGGCGATTTGCTGGATTTGGCGAAGAAGCCAGAGGTCACAGCCGAGCCAGCGCAAGCCGCAGAGCCGGAATCCAAAACCGCCACCCCAGAAGAGCCGAAAAAACTCGTCCCGCCGCCCGTCGTCTATCACGGCACCTCAACAGGCGGCTTCGACTCCTTCGACACATACCAGGGCAAATACGGCCTGTTTGGCAGCGGTGGCTATTTCACCGAAGATCCAAACATCGCGCTCGAATACACCCGCAAGGGCAGGGGCGAGAAGCCGACCGTCTATTCCGCCAAACTTAACGTCAAGAACGCGCTGGATATGGACGCCAAGGCCGATGTTGCGGCTTGGGAGAAAGCGTTTCCAGACCATTTCGACCCGGATAACCTTCCCGAGAATGCCACCAACGAGCAGGCCTATCGCGAAGTCGAAGAAATGCTCTCGCAGGATATGATCCCTGACTATGAGGGCGCCGAGACCATGCAGGACGGCGTTCAGAGCATGGGTTACGACGCCATCACGCATATCGGTGGTGGTCGTCACAAGGCTTCCAAGGGTACAAAACACCGTGTTTGGATCGTGTTCGATCCTGAACAGGTCACCAATTTCAAGGAAGAGGAACGGCATTATTCGGCAAACCCGCCTGCAACCGATACGCCAGCATTCAAAAAGTGGTTCGGCGATAGCAAGGTTGTCGATGCGAAAGGCAGGCCACTTGTCGTCTATCATGGGGCAAAGCGCTCTGACCGGATCAATGAATCTGGGAAATTTGACAGCAAGCGCGCGACATCCGGCCCGATGGCGTTTTTCACGGATAGCGCTGACATCGCCTCCAGCTATGCGACGAGCAAGGAAGATACTAGCCTTGATGATGAAGAGCATCTTGCCCAGCGCTTTCAGGTAACGCCAAAAGGAACAAGAAAGTCTAGGCGGATTGACCAAGCGTGGTGGGCTCTTGGCCCTGAAGAGCGCCAGGCAATCGCCTCACGCGCAGGCAGGGTCACTACCGATGATGATGGCAATGTCATCCTTGGACCGGAGGGGTTGAAATCCGGGATTGGCAACTATGACTATGAGATTAAGCAGACGAAAGGTGACCATCTCGCCGCATTAGCGGAAAGCTGGCTGCATAGTGGGCACATCTTCGGCGAAGAGGAAAAATTCCTTGATGTCCTAAAGGCTGCTGGGATGCGCACTCCAGTTGCTTACACAGACCCAAATGCGGCTTTTCCGGGCGTCTTCCCGGTCTATCTGTCTATCCAGACGCCCATGGACACAGCCAGCGTCCCGCAAGACGTAACCGCGGCCCTCGAAGCCAAGGCAAGGCGCCAGCGGCAGCCCAGATATGCCTCTGGAAAGGACCAGTGGGACAAATCTGTTCAAAGCCCGCGCGACTGGATCGGCCGGCTGCGTGAGGATGCGAGTTCAGGAACATCACATGCGTGGACTTCCATCCCTGATTGGGTAACGGAAACCCTGAGAGCCTTCGGGTATGATGGCATTAAGGACTCTGGCGGCAAGAATGGCGGAGACGCCCATGCTGTTTGGATTCCGTTCTCGGAGACGCAGGTAAAGTCTTTTGCCAACCGTGGCACATTTGATCCGAACGACCCAAGGATGCTCTACTCCAGCGCTCCTGCCGGCTGGGATGCGGCTGGCGAAATGGATGCCAAGCCGCTGCTATCGAAGGCCGATCAGACAAAGCTTGTCGAAATCGTCCGCACCACGGCTGGCCTCGATCCAGAATTTGTCGACAGCATCAAAATCCCCGAAGGCGGCGCAAAGGGCTGGGGCAATCTCAACTCCTCAACGGCAGCCGGCGCTTATAGCCCGATGCGCGATATCGTCACGCTTGCGCTGGATAGCGGCAACAGAAAGGTAGCCTATCACGAATCCTTCCATCGCCTTCAAAACCTGTTCCTCACCGAAAAGGAACACAAGGTTCTAAAAGCCGAAGAGCCGCGCCTGCGGAAGATGATTGCCGACAACATCACCTATGGTCCTGATGTCGCCGCCAAGATGAGCCGGAAGGAAGTCGAGGCGGAAGCTTTCGGCATGTGGGCAGACGCCAAGGATCGCGGGACTGAAGGCAAGCTTGGCCTGCATATTGCGCTGCGCAAGGTCTGGAACAAAATCGCCGACATGGCTCGCCGCGTGCGAAATTACCTCAACGGCAGAGGTTTCCAGACTTCAGAGGATGTTTTTAGCAAGGCGCGCACGGGTGAAATTATCAAGCGCGCGAAGCGCGAAAGCAAGGCCGCTGAGACGCAATACGCCATCACCGACGAACGCGGTCCCGTTGCCGATCCTGATGCTGGCGCCGGCACTGTCACGCCCGGAGCCGCCATCGGCACCCGCATTAACGATTATCTCAACTCTGCCAGCAAGGCTCTCGCCTCCAAGATCAAGTCCAAGGGCAGCCGGTTCGATCGCTCGACCGCCGAAGATGGAGAAACCGCAGCCCAGCTCGCGCACCGCAAGATCGTGGATTATCTCTCCCCGGTAAAGCAGATGCAGGAGAAGGTTGGCGGAAACCTCAATGATCTGGCAAACGCTTATCAGACCGCTCGGCTTGCAGAAGGAACCATTCGCCACGAAATCCATCAGATCGATGACAAGTACATCACGCCTGCCGTTGACGCACTGGCGGCTGTAGGAGCCTCGCTGGAGGACTTGCACAAATATATGTACGCCATGCACGTCCCCGAGCGAAATCGCGTCGTAGGGCTGCGCAATGAGGAAGGAAGCCAGCTTTACAGGGCTGCAACCGACCCGTCCATCGTTGGCGCTTCCGGCATGTCGGTCAATCAGGCGCGCGATATCATCCGCGACCTCCAGACCGACCGTGAGAAGTTCATGGGCATCCGCCGCGCGGCCTCACATATCCGCGCCATGCTGGACAACTCGCTTGAGACACAACTTCGCAACGGCTTGATCAACAGGGAAACCTATGACCGCCTGACAAGCCAGTGGCAGAACTATGTTCCTCTCCGCGCCGAAAGCGATGAGGACGGTGTAGGCGGCTCGTTCCCGTCCAAGTCTCGCGGCTTTGATGTTCGAGGCGATGAGTTCAAGGGAGCAACTGGACGGTTTACGCCTGCTGATAACGTCGTGGTCTACGCCATCAACAATGCCGAGCAGAGCGTCATTCGTGGCGAGAAGAACAAGGCCGCGACCGCAGCGCTCCGCTTCATCAACCAGTTCGATCCAAAGGGCGAGAATATCGCGCAGGTCTATTGGTCCGATCAGCCGGAACAGTTGGGCGATATCACCAAGGCCCCGGCCGTTTATCGCCGGGTGATCGGTTCGGATGGCAAGGTCACGCAGCGCAAGGTTAATGACTTCCAGATGCGCGACGATGTCTTGGCCGCAAAGGTAGGCGGAAAGACTTACTACATGAAGTTCGCCGATCCGAAGGTGGGCTTGGCGCTCAAGAAGATGACGTTCTCGGAATTGGGTGTTGCGCTCAAGCTGGTGAAGACCGTTTCCAACTGGCAATCGCTGATCAACACCAGGGCGAACCCAGCTTTCATTCCGCTCAACCTAATCCGCGACGTTCAGACCGGCGCTACGCTGGCCCTTTCAAAGGGCTTCAGCACGGGCGAGATAGCCAAGACCGTCGGCAATATCCCGAACGCTTGGGGCGCTCTCTGGCGTCACGCTCGTGGCAAGGAGGGCAACGGCGTCTGGGATACCCGCTTGCAGGACTTCATGTCAGCTGGCGGCAAGATTTCCTTTGACCAGTACAATTCGATCGAGGATACCCTCAAGAAACTGCAAAAGGACGTGGCGCGGCGCTCCAGCGGAAGCAAGCCGAAAGAGGCATGGAATGCCGTTGTCAAGCTGGTTACCGATCTGAACGACACGATCGAGAACGGCATGCGCCTAGCTGTCTTCAGTGCCAGCCGAGCACGGGGAGATACGTCGAAACAGGCAGCATTCCTCGCTCGTGACCTCACCGTCGATTTCCAGAAAAAAGGCGAAATCGCACCAAGCATGAATGCGCTCTACACGTTCTTCAACGCTTCGGTGCAGGGCAATTACAACTTCGCCAAGGGCTTGGTCCGGTCACGCAAGGTCCGCGCCGCGATGATGGGCCTGATCGTTGCCGGCTATGCACAGCATCTCTGGAACCTAGCCATGGCGGGCAACGACGATGATGGCGAGAATGCCTATAAGAAGATGCTCCGCAATGAGCCGTGGAAGTTCGAACGGCAGATGGTGTTCTTCCTGCCCGGCCGAAAGGATTACATCACGATCCCGCTCGGCTTCGGGCTCAATGCCTTCTGGCATCTCGGGGTACAGGGCGGTGCAGTGACTTCTGGAGTTAAGGGCTTCCTGCCTGCGGCACTCGATAGCACCCGCGTTGCCTTCGATGCATTCAATCCGCTCGGCTCTGGTGGGTGGGTGAGCATGGTGCTGCCATCGATCATCGACCCGATCTGGGAACTTGGCACCAACCAGGATTTCACCGGCCGTCCGATCTATCCGAGCGAAAACCAGTTCGACCCGGCACCGCCCCCGAAAAGCGAGCAGGCGTTCAAGTCCACCGCCCCAGCCTTCAAGACTACGGCGAAAACATTGAACAGCCTTACGGGCGGCAACGACAAGGAACCCGGCGCGGTCGATGTCTACCCGGACTCGCTCGAATATCTCTGGGGCTGGTTTTCTGGCGGCTTGGGCCGGTTCGTGTCTCAGTCCGGCGAAACCGCGCAGCGCGCCGTCAATCTGGAGTTCGAGCCGAAGAAAACGCCATTCATCCGCTCTTTCTATGGCGAGACGGACGACCAGACCCATCGCACCGAATACTACAACGAGCGCGAAAAAGTCCAATATGCCGCTGGCAAGATGAAAGAATATGAGGATGCCGGGGACAAGAAAGACACGGCTAATTTCTTGGCAAGCCATAAGCAGGATCTTGATGCCGCCTATGCATTCGAGCAGGCCGAAAAGCAGCGCAAAAAGATCAACAAGGAGCGCCGCCAACTCGAAAAATCCAAGATGCCACAGGACAAGATCGACAACGAGCTAGATCGCCTCAATGATTTGGAACTTGAAATCATGGATGATGCCCGCAAGGAATATTTCAAGGCTCAGCAGAAAGCCGCAGCGAAGGATCAATTGCAACAAGCGCAGTGACAATCTATGTTAGTTGCATGCGCTTGTTGAACATCTTCCTCAGTATTGCCCTCCTGTCCGCCTCTTCGTCGGCGGAAGCGGCCTCTTTCAGCCATTCGTATGACAAAACTGGGAACCAAGTTGTCAATCTGAGTGGCGAGATACTGCCCGGCGACGATCTGAAGTTTGCCTCCGCTATCATTGGGGATGATCGCCTCACAGTGTCGCTGAACAGTTTGGGTGGCGACACATTGGCGGCTCTAGCGATAGGCCGGCTGATTAGAAGCAGGAAATACACCACGTCAGTTCCATCTGGTGCTCTCTGCGGGTCGGCATGCGCCTTGATCTGGATTGCGGGTGATCGGCGGATACTGTCAGGATCGGCCAAGGTTGGTTTTCACGGGGCATTCCGGCGTCAGGGCAACAAGTACGTAGTCAGCCCGGAAGGTGATGCCCTGATCGGAGCTTACCTGAACCAAATGGGATACGGTGCAAATGCCATCGTGTATTTCACCGAAGCGCCACAGGACAAAGTGCATTGGCTGACGCGAGATGCCGCCAACTGGATAGGCCTCGCCTATGAGCAAGAACCGCAGGCCGAAAACACTTCGACCTTGAGCATCATGATCAAGACTGAAAGACGTCCGCGACTGGTGACTGACTGGTTGCCGCCTGGCAAGGGGGTTGAAATCCCCTATGAGGCGTACATCACCTACAGCAACCGCACCTTTTTCGCCTGCCAGTCGAGTTGCCAGAACGACCCGATGTGCAAGGCGATAAACTACGGCAAAGACGGATCGTGCAGCCTTCTCGATGATAGTTCTTTCGGCCATCCGAACGAATACATGACTTCTTGGGAGCGGAAGAACTAAAACCGCTCACGTCTAAAAGACAGCAACAGGCTCCTTCGGGGGCCTTTTTCTTTTTGGGAAAATTGAATGGCAATGCTCGCGAGGACAGATCCCCAAGTCATCGCGGGCGAAGCTGTGCGCGGCTCCCTGCAAGAACGCTTCCAAGACATGCTGAACATTGCCAGCGTGGCTTACAATCGCGCCAAGATGACTGACACGACGATGAGTGATCAGTTCTCCGCCCCCGGCCAATTCAACGCCTATGGCCAAAAGATGCCACCAGGCACGCGCTCGCTTGTCGGACTGGCTCAAGCGGCAATTGATCAGGTCAACAAATACGGCCCTGTCAACAACGCAACTTACTACGCAACGCCGGCTGCGGTTGGCAATCTGCCCAGCAATCTTTCGCTGGAAACGGCAACCGTTGGCCATCAATACTTTTCGGACCCGCTGAACCGCGGCATTATTACCGCCCAAGGCACTCTCGTTCCAGACCCTTCAAAGCTTGGGTTGGAAGCGAAGATGGTGACAACGACGCCAGACGTCGTGACTGCTCCAGTTGACCCCGCTTTCGCGGCGTCTGGTCTCCTAGCAGGATCGCCACTCGCCACGCTTGGCGCTCCCGTCGCCACACCAACAGCCGAGAATTACGCCGGGACGGGTCTTGAAGGCTACGCAGCGGTTCCGAGCACACTTGGCAATGTGCCGGCGGAAGCGGATGCGGGTGCATCTCTTGGGCTTGATGCAAACGCCAGGATAAGCTCGCTCATAGACAACGCTTCGCCATTTGAGCGCATGGGCGTGCCTATTTCATCTTTCCCGTCCATGGCGGGAACAGGGCCATTCAGCGCGCCGATGGATGTAAATGCCGCGCTCGGTGGAATGAAACAGCCGAACCTTGCCGCATCTTCCAGTGTGCCGATGTCGGCCTCACTGTTTTCGCCAACAATGTCCACGCCTACTCTGAACAGTTTTGCCGAAATGGCGGCTGCTAAGCCGATGGCTACGCCCGTAGACGCTTCTGTCTCGGCGCAGCTTGGCCTTCCTTCGCCTATGGAGGCCTCTGCAGTCGCGCAGCCGAACCAGAGCATGCCAACGGTCAACTCTTGGTCAGATGTCGCTGCAGCAAGCCCTATTCAGGCACCAGAGGCAAGCGGTATCAATTCGCCAGAAATGCAGGCGATGCGGGAAAGCGTTGCCGAGCATCTCGCCAATATGAAATCGATCACGGCCAGCCCCACGAAGAACGGCTATGTGGATATGGCAAATGCCGGGCCTATGGCAATCGGCGTCCCGGCCGATCCGAATGCGTCATTGGGCGTTGGTGCAGAGTTGGCAGCCACAGGCGCGGCAACGCCGGTCAACAACGAGACACCATCGCAGCGCATGGATATCGGCCCGGCTGGCTTCGACCAGAGCCGCTTTGGCGACGTGACAGCGAAGAATTTTGACCCAGCGCGCTATGGGACGCCGTCCGCTTTAGATCAGGTAATGTCGACGCCAACCAGTTATCTCGACGCGCCGGCAATAGCCTCCACAACACCAACACCAACACCTACGACAACCACTGCAACGCCAAGCCTCAATTCGCTTGTCGGCCCTGCCGCGGACGAAGCCTATGCCAATGCTCAACTGGCAAGTTACAACACGCCTTCAGTCCCGGCGATGGCGTCAGACAGCTTGCTTGGAGCGCCAGCCTCAATCCAGTCCGTCGTAAACCCAACAACGGTCCCAGGCGCAAGCATTCCGTCCGTCAACGCACCAAGTCTGCCATCATCGACCTTAGACACGCCAAGCATCGCGGCCGATCCCAATGTGTCATTGACAAGTCCATCGTTGATCAGTTCGACGCCTATTTCGAACGTGACCGCGCCACAGGTCGTAGACACAACGCCAGCAGTAACCAGTCAAGTTACCGCACCATCGTTGACATCCTCGATCAAGGCCCCGAACAACTCGATCTCCAGCACAACATCTGCATCGCCGATGCATACCGCGATGGATGTCTGGGGCGGATTGGCGACAACGGGTATCGCAACGGACGGCTCGACCGTATCGCGCCTGGATGACGGAACGATCGGCCGGTACAATCCGGCATACGACCACACCGAATTTACCAACCCAGACGGCTCTTATGGCGGCATGAAGAAGGGCAACGTGCTCGGGCAAACGGACCCGAACGCCTCGCTGTCTTCACCGTCGATTTCGAGCACGTCAAGCACCACACCGGGGTCTTCGCTAAACGGCGGGCTTTCGCGGCTTTCAAGCTCGATCTTCAGCGGCGGCACTCTTGGCGCTCTGGCCGGTGGCCTTCTCGGTACTGCTCTTGCTGGCCCGATCGGCGGAATCGCGCTCGGCATGGTCGGACAGAAGTTGGGAGGCAATTATCTCGGCGATCAAGTCCCGGATGAAAGCCCGATGCACTCGCTCTTCGGCCTGCTAACTGGCAGCCCAGCGCCAGGCGCCACAACGACGTCCTCGTCAACATTGGGCGGCGGTGGCGGAACTTATGGATCTCCAAGCCACGGTTCTACCAGCCCCGGCGGCGGTGGTGGTGTCAATGGGACATCGACTGGCCCAGGCGGCGGTGGCGGCTTCAGCCCCGGCCTCTTCTAACAACAAGAGAAAATCAGATGCCAAGCAATTATCCTTTCCTGGTGGCCCTGAACGGGACACTGGAGGACGCGGCTGCGCTCGCAGGCGAGTTGCCAGAAAACCTGCGGGATGCTGCGGATGTCTATTCCAAGGAGGAGATAACCGGGGCATCTCTCGCCACCTCCGGCGTCTCTACGCTTGTGGGGGTGGATGGGAGCGGGGGGATTGTTCGCATGGCACCGGGATACGTCACTCCCGAAATGCACAATGCGAAAGGTGACGGCGCAGCAAACGACACAGCAGCGCTGACGGCGGCGCTTGCTGTCGGTCTTCCTCTCCGTCTTACAAAAGGTAAAAATTACAAGGTCACAAACCTTATTCTATCTTCAGGCACCATTCTTGATCTCAATGGCGCGACGATCGCGGCATATGCGGGCGCGACCAATATCCTGGAATTTGCAGACGACGCCACCGACGTCGCGGTCAGTGGGCCAGGGTATATCAACTGCAACTCCATCGCAGCTTATGGCATTTTCGCAGAAGGCACGGCTGCGAAAAGGATTGACATCAACAACCTGCACATTAATGCGCCAACCTCGGATGGCATTCGCATTCGGCAGGCATCCGATATCAGCATTTCCGATAATACGGTTGACAGCCCTGGCCAACATGGCATTTGCCTCACGACAACCGCGCTCGATTTTTCGATTGACAACAACAAGATTTATAATCCGGCCGGCGCTGGCATTATCTTTTCCGTTGGCGTGAAAGGCTCGATCAAAGGCAACGTGATCCACCAGCCTGGTCCTAGCGGTGATGGCATCACCGGCTATTCCGTGGACAACGCTGATGTCGAAATCTCCGGCAACACGATTGTGGATTCGGAAAATCACGGCATCCATGTCGGCGGTCAGCGCATCAGGATCATTGGCAATCTGGTAAACGGCGCGACCGCAAACGATGGCATACTCATCGGCGCGACAACGACCGGAAGCTCTACCGATCCTCATGCCGACAGCAATCATTGCGTCATGTCGGGAAATGTTGTGACTGGCGCACTTCAAAACGCGCTGTATTTCCGCGACGTCTATTACAGCTCCATGACTGCGAACGTGGCGACGGGCACAACAACTGGCGTTCAGGTCAATATCGAAACATCGTCCTTTAACACGATCACCGGAAACGTTGCTCAAGGCGGCGCAAGTCATGGCTTCTACCTGCATGGCGGAACGTACAACACGCTTACCGGCAATATGTCGAAGGCCAATCTCGGCAACGCGTATAGGCTTGAGGACAATTCCGGCACAGGATCGACGCACAACGTCCTGACAGCCAACATGTCCAAGGATGACAATCGCGGCTTTATCGAATCAACGAATTCTGACTACAACTACTTCGTTGACAACGTTGTCGAAAATCCGACTGTCGATAGCTATGTTGTTACCGGGGCTAACACGGTCCTCAATAACAAGCCGCTCTTTGCTTCGGCGGTCTATGATCCTGCATCGCTCGCTGATGGCGCTGGGGTCACGACCACTGTCACGGTAACTGGTGCAAAGGTAGGTGATTTTGTGGACGCCACCTTCAGCGTTGCCCTATCAGATGTGCTCATGACCGCATGGGTGTCCGCCAATGACACCGTATCCGTCCGGTTCCAGAACGAGAGCGGCGGCACGCGCGATTTGTCGGCCGGGACTATCAGGGTTCGCGTCGTTCGCATTTCTTCCGGTTGATCTATTTTGCTGCGGCTAGAAGTTCCTCATCACAAATCGTCTTTACAATTTGCGATGTCTTCTGTTCGAATTCTGCGGCGCGCTGGCTGACCAGATCGGCAGACGCGGAAATCAATTCGATATCATCATCAACTGCGTGTTTGAAAAACAGCCGCATAACGTGGCTTACGCCAGCCTCTTCGACCTCGCGCAGGTCAGGACCGTAATAGGCGCCGCGGTTATAGTTTCCGGTTATCACCTCGTATGAGGGGAAATAGTGAGCGTTCTCGTATTGCCGCACGAGTTCCTCTGCCGCGACACGCAAGACCGATTTAGAGTAAGTGGTTGCGGCGAGAACGTGATTGTCAGTCGCGGTCGCGATCAGTGGCACGGGCGAGACGGTGAGAATAAACGAGCATCTCGGGTTAATGACCTTCATTCTGTCAAAAAACTCGACCATGTCAGCGACAACATCGCTGACCGTCAGGTTTAAGAATAAGTGTCTCTCATCATCGAAAACTCCCCCTTTGACGCCAGGGCAAACAGGGAACGCGGCGCCATCCTCTGCAGAGATCCACACTTCGGTCAGGCCTAGCGTGAAAACAAATACGTCACATTCTTCAAAGCAGCGCCTGACTGCTGCAAAATGCGCCTTTCGGTCCCGCGCCAGTTCAAGGCGGCTTCGGAACCCGGTGGGCTGAATATTTGGGCGGAATGGATCGACCCATGCTCCATCTTCAAGCTGCCAAGCAGTTTCTTCTGGCGAGAAATCGCCGTAGACACGCTGTATCAACTGCAGCAACTGCCGAGACGTATAGATGTTGCCGTAGCGGGCTGAAAATGTGCCATAGTTATGCTTCTTCTTGATCTCTTGAAGGATGATTGGATGGCCAGGCTCTGTCACGAAATAGTTGAAACCGGAGTTTGCTAAGTGGCGCGCGATGTGCTGGGCAAAGCAACTCCCTGCTGTCGCGATCTTCATCTTCCTATCGATCTTCAAGTCAAACTTGACGGCAGGATCAACATCGTCAGGCGACAAATTGGATATTGAGTTGCGCCAAAACGCCGTCTTAGGCTGGCTGCGATACGGAACTTGCTTCGGTGCCATTTACATTCGCCCTTTCGAAATATCTCATCGCCGCCGAGACGAGTTCGCGGCCATATAGTGCGTTTGCGTGCGTAGCGTTCGTAGCGTAATATTTTTGCGGCAAAAACATGCCATGGTCGAGATCAACGGAAGTGTAGATATAAGGTATGCCAGCTGCTCGACAGTGCCGTGCATAAAGCTCGCACGATACTCGCCAAAGCTTATATCTTAGCGCTGGCGGCGCGATTTTAGGGCGCAGCCCTTCGTCGGACGTCTTAAAATACCAGTCAAGATTTCTGGCTATGAAATCATCGTCTCCGATCGGAGGCGGGGACTCCACATGGACAGTCTCACTGCCGAGCAAAGGCAGAGTGTAATTAATAGTCAAAAAGCTATCTCTAAGCCGATGGTACATCGAGTCCCTGATAACGTCGTACGGGATCACTTCTGCATTTTCGGAGAGCGGAAGATCCTCTGATCCTGGCAACGCAAAATCAAACGGCTGCGTGTGTTCAAGAAGCCCAAGAACGTTGTGATAATTCCCTCCGACTATAAGGATCGACTTTACGTCATGCGCTTTCGCGAACGCGCCGATGTCGCCTGATAGGTTCTGTTCCGTCAAATTCTCGAGTGATGCGGTCAAGCGCTGCCTGAGGTCTGCTGTTCCTTCGACGCCAACTAGGCTGGTTGATGCGAATTTCAGGCCCAATTGTTGCGCGGCTTGGGATAGCGCTACGATGTGGCTATGACCGACAATCAGAAACTTCATCGTCTCAACCTCCTCAGAAGTGGTTGTAATACGTTCAATCAACGCGACTGGCAATAACGAGTTTCAAGGCTCCCATTCGGGGGCCTTTTCTTTTGGAGATCATCATGAACCGCAGCGTCTTCTACGACGCCGTGCGAACCTCGCTGTTCGCCGGCAAGCTATCTCAGCCCCAAGTCGAGGGCATGGATGCAGTCCTGAACGAGTGGGAAGCAGAGGGGCTGACTGACCAGCGCTGGCTCGCCTACATGCTGGCGACCGATTATCATGAAACTGGCAAGACGATGCAGCCGATCCGCGAAGCATACGCCGAGAGCGATGAGCAGGCAATCAGCATCCTTGAAAGCTCCTACAAGCGCGGCCGGCTGCCGTGGGTGAAAACGCCATACTGGCGGAAAGATGAAGCTGGTCATTCGTGGTTCGGGCGCGGGCTGGTGCAACTGACACACCGCGCAAACTACGAGAAGTTCGGGCTCGCCGATCATCCTGAGAAAGCGCTCGAAATGCCGACAGCGGTAAAAGTGATGTTCGTCGGAATGCGTAACGGCATGTTCTCTGGCAAGAAGCTCAGCGACTATTTCCATGGCGACACAGCCGATTGGGTGAACGCGCGGCGGATCATCAATGGGGTGGATCGCGCAAACGATATCGCAGGTTACGGGAAGAAGTTCTTGGCTGCGATCGAGGCGGCTGGCTGACATGTGGGCCTATATCAGCCAGTCCATTATTTATGCCGCCCATGATTTTCATGGAAGCCGTAATGCTTTTCGGCGGCTGCTCTTGCTTCTTTTGCAGCCTCAATACTCGCAAACACGCCTAGGTGATAGTCTCTCCCATCAACGCGGATTTTCGCTGCCCACTTTTTGGTTACTTTATGCCAGCCGACGCCTGTAAAGCCACTGCTGTTCTGCTTGTAACGGCTCTTGTTCTTATTGTTCTCCGCCCTGGTTACCTCACGTAGATTGACAATACGGTTATCGCCCTTGTCCCCGTTGATGTGATCCAATTCGTCTGGCCACCGATCATAAAACATAGCCCAAGCCAACTTGTGAAGTTTGTACGCTCTTCCGAAGATTCTCGTCGCGACGTATCCATCGGTACGGACAGAGCCTATCGCAGGAGCGTCTAGGTGACGGGAGTTCCACGTCTTGTATGCTGTAGTTGGCGCCCCCAAAGCCGTGAGAATTGAAGGGGTTCGTTCCTTCCACTGGAAAGCGCCAGTTTCTGGATAATATTTGAGAATTGTACGAATCTGACCTATCGTCAATTCAGCCATCTCTACCTCCTTACAGGCGGGGCTTGGTTAGAGCGCGTCGTCGGGTTCCAGCCCTTCGGCGCGTTCGTCGTTTATAGCACATATTGAGAGCGGTGATGCTATGAATTTTTGGAATTACATAACAAAATCAACCTTAAAAAGGGAAATAGCGGCATTCCTAATGGGCTGGTGGATGGCGCTTGGGACATATCTAATGGTTCGGCTGCCGATAACGCAATTCGCTCCAGACGCCGCATTGGTGGCGTGGTCCGCCTTGACAGTTCCAATCTTGGGTTATGCTACGGCGGCGTTTACGCAAGACTGGATTTCGAAGCAGACAAACTGGGGCGGTCCGCCAAGCAACACCGAAACCACCGTCAAAGCGGAAGTGACTGACAACGCAGCAACAGTCACAACGACAAGCGAGCAAAAGCCATGATCACAAGCCTTCTGCGCTCGATCTCCGCGGTGCTTATTGCGGTGGCGCTGGTCGTCATTTTCTACGAGGGCATCCCGTTCGCCCGCGACATCCCGTTCATCGGCCATATCCCTGTCGTTGGGTGGGTAATCCAGGGAGAAGTTGGCCGGCGCAAGGAAACCGCGCTCGAAGGCTTCGTAAAGTTATCCGAAAAGACCACGGCCGATGCCAAGGCCGCCGAAGCCAAGCGCCAGGCCGACATCAATGCGCAAAGCGCAGAGGAATACCGCAAGAAACTTGCCATCGTCCAAGAGGAGTCCGCTCGGAATGATGCGGCCCAAGACAAGGAGATTGCCGACTATGAAAAGCAGTTGGATGACGAGAAGCGCAAGTGCTCTCTCACTCGTGCTGATATTGGCACAATCATGCACAACGGAACGGGCAAGGCTGCTCCAGTCGTCAAGCGAAAGGGGCCGCATTGAGGCTGGCATTCTCCTGCCCGATCTGCCCGGTGATTGTCGCTTTCAGGAGCCTCACGCTGCCCTCACAGAAGGCGCTGAGGCGCGTTCCGTCCTGATCCGAGAGCGTGGGCAACTCGACAAAGCAAACGCGCGTGTGGGGCGCTGCGCTGCCTTCCACGACAGCCTCAAAATCAAGATGGAGAAGCGCTGATGCTGCGACTGTTATTGGGGTTGCGACGAGGGCTTACGGATAGCAGCAGCAGCCGCCCTCCGTTGTCCGCTGGCTTTGCCTATTCAATCATGCCTGACGGCTCCTACGAGGTTTGGCCCGACGGTTCCTATGTCGTGGAGAACGTCGCATGACGATCACTGAAACTACGAGAAAGCATCTGCGCCGCACCAAGATTGCGTTGGCTGTCTTGGGGCAATCCAACGAACGCGGGCAGGTATCCAAGACAGAAACGATCAGCAGTGTGGCGTCTATCACGGCATATCCGCAGGCATACGCTTCGCTGAGAAGGCCGGAAATCAAAACGCCGCTTGGGCCGTCCGTAACCAATCAAGGCGGGCCACTCTTCAAGCTGTATGATGACCTTTACGATTGGGGCTATGACGCTCAGATCATCAATGCGTCAAAGGGCTCGATGAGTATGCCAAAAGACGCCTGCGGCGAACTGGTCGCGCGCGCCAATACGTTTGCCTATCGAGCAAAGCGGGCAACCGAAGGCCCTGGCGATCGAGGATGCTACGGCGATATGATCGTCGTCAGCAACCGGCTTTTCCAGTGCACTACAGGCCGCGCATCCTATGTGATGTACAACGGCATGACGATTGCCAACGAAACGACCAATGTCTTCGAATTGGACTATCGCCGGGATATCGGCTCTCAAGCGTCCGCCGGGTCAGCGCCGACTTTTTCTGCGGCAAATGTCGGCGATACCGTCACGGATGGAACGTGCGTCTGGACGTGCTTGGCGACGAGCGGCGGCAATCCAAGCTATCTCGGCCAGACGTACTTTGCCGATCTTCGCCTCAATTCGGTTCGATCCGGTTTCGATCCATATGGCATCTTGCATCAAACGTTGGAAGAATTGCAGCGCGTTCGTGACGCCGAGTTTAAAGCCGTTTATCTTGGCAACGCGCAAGCCGACATCGCGCGATCATCCGCAGATTACAGTTCGGCGCTCAACAACGTCGCCGATTTCTTCCTGTCTCGCGGTATCCATGTGTTCCTTGGACTGTCGATGTTCTGGCCAGGCGGAGCAACGACAACACAATACGATACGTTAACAACTGGGATTGCCTCCACGAAGGCGTTTCATATCGGCACGTATCCTACGCTGATCCATGACGGCGCAAACCTCTATACACTGATGGGTTCGACAGGAGCGATGGCTTCTGGTGGTGCATATTTCGCCAAGGATAGCGGGCAGGATAATCTACACGTCAATGCAGCCGGGGCAATTGTTGCTGGTGGCCACATGGCCAATGCCATCAAGGCGCAATTGCCGCGGCTGCTGAACTGATCGGCGCCAAAAAGCCACGGGGCTCTATGTCGTCTCGCTCATAAGCAACTAGCAGAAATCAACCATCCATCATCTCTCCAAGGCTCCCTTTCGGGGGCCTTTTTTTATTGAAAGGTAGCCCAAATGGCCGACGTAAAACAGCCCACCAATGTAGGGCCGTTCAAGCTTCTGAAAGACCAGGGCGACGGCACCCATGCCGAGGTTGTCGCCATTGGCGGCTCCGTCACCTCAACTGGTGGCACGGTTGCGCAAGGCTCCACGACGTCGGGGCAATCTGGGGTGTTGTCGCAAGGTGCTGTCACGACTGCAGCGCCGACATATACGACGGGGCAGACTGATCCACTGAGCCTGACGATATTCGGTGGCCTTCGCTCCTATCTGCTGTCCAGCACTGGCGCTGGGGCGCTGTCGGCATCTCTGCCGACCCAATTGACTGAATCTCTTCCGATTAGGCTATCTCCGCAAAAAACATGGCGGGCTGATTTTGATAACGTCGTAGCCAGCGGCGTTGATACTTCAGTTATGACAGTTGTCCAAACCGGGGCCGGGATGGCGATTTCACAGGCGTCTGGCTCTCTCACAATCACGTCTGGCACCACGACTTACTCGGAAAGCATCATCCGTTCGACACAGACATGGATGGATAGTTTCGAACTTCGGTATTTCCTGACTCTATCGCAGCGCATCGCAAACAACGACACCTACGTCGAATTGGTGGATCTGATCGGCGATGGACTTGCTTTCACTGTCACCAATGCGACGACGATTGTTGTCACGGTGCCGGGGACCACATGGACAACTGCACAAAACGCTGGACAAGGCGTTTATATCGGCACCCTGTCGCTTGCTTCATGCCTCTCGCAACGCGCCACTATCGCCAGTGTTTCCGGCACGGCGGTTACTCTAACCGTGTCTGGCTTCCCTGGCTCTGGTTCTGGCACGTGTTCGCTTTTCGGCTGGAATTACCACCACGTTCTCTACACCTCTAATACTGCGACGAACGCCTTGTTTGGCACCCAACGTAACGGCTGGCAGATCGCAGATATCACCGCTACCATCAATACATCGGCATCTGGCCATCTGGCCTCTATCAATAACAACGGGCGCACTTCAGGATATACTGATAAAGTCGGTTCGAGTAGCTCCTCATTCACTCCCAGAGCTTCCTCGGATCGTAACATACCTGCGTCAACCACCCCGTTGTATCTACAGATTCGTGTAGTCAACGGCTCGTCCGCTCCCGGCTCTACCACTACGGCGACTATTGATTTCTTGGAAGTCGATAACTTCGTCACCCAACAGGTATCCATCACTGACCTTATCCCAATTCCACGTGGCGCATGGCTTCCCACTGAAATTATGGGCAATAACGGCCTCACGTTCATCTCGGGCGGCACAGCAGCGCACTCGGCTGCTTCTTCTGGCAATCCTGTTCGCATGGCTGGTCGTGTTAACACCGCGGCCGATACCACACTAATCGCAGGCGATGTTTCCGACCTTTTCATGACGCCAGCCGGCCAACTCGTCGTCAAGGACTTCGCCACCGCCGACATTGACTGGGTATATGCCGCGGCATCCGGCGGTATCGCTAATACGACAACGGCAGTCACTATCAAAGCTGCGGCTGGTGCTGGCATTCGCAACTACGTTACCGGCCTTACGCTCTCCCATGACGCTCTCGGTGGCGTTACTGAGTTCGCCATTCGAGACGGTGCGGCAGGCACGGTGATCTGGCGCCAGAAGCTCCAGACGACAGCAACGGAAGGGATCAATGTCGTCTTTCCCACGCCGCTTCGAGGATCAGCCGCAACTCTTCTCGAAATCGTCACCCTTACCGCAGTCACTGGCGGCGTCTTCGCCAGTGTTCAGGGTTATTCAGCCGCTTAACAGGAGCTTGTTATGAACGAAGAAAGAATCTTTCCCGGTCAGCCTGGCTATATCCGTCTGGTTTCTCAGGCCAAGATTGACGAAGTTCGTCTCGCGTACATCGCCGCCAACGGCAAGAGTATATCGCTTAATGACGATGAGCTTGACGAAAAACTTGCCGAGCTTGGGGACAAGTCCATTTCCGTCTTGGTGAAGTCTCTAGGTTAGCCCTCATAGAAACTGTGGGGCCTATGTCGGTGGCGGTAGTAGACGCCGTCTTCTTCAACGCCCAAGGCTACTCGGCAGCCTAAGCCGCGCCATTTTCCCAAAAATCCAGCAATTTCACATGGAGCCCGCGCTACATGGCTAACACCGTGACGCTTTCCAGCGCCTTGGCAAATCTTCCTGCCGCCTCAACCAGTCTTGCCACGCAAGTATGCGTTGACAGCAGCAACGCCGCAGTCCGCGCCGATGCCCCATTGGTTGCTCCTTACGTACTGAGGGGAATCTATTTGACTGGTATTTCCACGTCAAATACGGCAGCAGAAAATTCTGCTGCGTTTGCTGCTGGAATAGCGACGGGAGGCGATATCATTCTGCCGCCAGGAATTGTTGATCTGGATGGCAGGCAGTTCAATTATACCAACATTGGCACTCTCAGTCTGATCAGCGGCGGCAGCCAAACCCGTCTTCGCCGCACCGTTGATAGCGTCTCTGGCTCATGGATGGGCATGTCCACACCGAAGATGAGGGCACGGGGGATTTACTTTGACGGCAATGGCATGGGCGGCGACGTATGGAATGTCCGCGCTGGTGCCAGTTGCCTCGATCTGGACTTGGAGGAGTGCGAATTCGGTGGCGCTACCGGGGCCAATCTTGGTTACGGCTTGACGCTGGGAGGAACTCAAGACTCGTCCGGCGTCGATCCTTCTGGCATCCGCAGGCGGGTATTTAATTGTCGCTTCCACAATAACGAAAAGGATGGCTTCTGGTCGCAGCACAGCGAAAACTTGGAGGTTTCCGGCTGTGACGCCCACGACAACGGGGACAGCGGCATCCGCGTCGATTTCAACGACACGGCACTCCTCAAGCAGATTCGCCGCGGCTCGGTTACCAACAATAAGGCACATGGCAATAGTGATGCGGGCATTGTTATCGGTAATCCGAACACTACCAATGCCAGCGGATCGAGTACGCGATGGGGCTCCGAGAACCCGGATGCTAAATGGATAACCGCGTCTGGAAACAATGCTTGGGGGAATGGCAGCTACGGTGCCGCAATCTCAGGGCATGGAATTATCTTCACCGGCAACGTTTTGGAGCACAATACGTCGGCGGCGTTGCTGGCTATCGGTGAGGCGCTGGATATTTCCGATAATTATCTTCAAAGTTCTGCCTCATGGACTGTTGATGCTGGCCGGACGACCGATTCTCGCATCAACGGCAATACTGTTGAGGGCGGTTATACGGGCATAAACGTTGGCGCATCGACTGGAACGGTCGTTTCAAACAACATCGTCAATGGCCAGACCGGGAATGCGATTTATGGCACGCCTGTGGAGACAGATGGGTCTGGGGTAGCGTTCCAGGGCGTCGGCGAGAACGTCACAATCTGCGGCAACAAAATCGGCATGGCATCGGGCGTATACGGCATCCGCATCGAAAACGGCTTTCCGAACGGCTCGATCTACGACAATGATTTCCATGTCACCGACGGCTCCGATGAGGCTTTGGCGCGCCAGAAGGCTGTCTTGGTCCTCGGCTCCAACTGGAACATCAAGCGCAATACGTGGAAGTCGGATGGCAAGTGGGATGGCAACATTGTCTCCAACTCCGTCGTCGTTCCTGAACTTTACGATGATGTCGCTATTTCTGGCGCAGCGACCACCATCACCAAGTTTACGACATACACTTGGGACACATACAAAGACAAAGTCACATGGGTGTCGGTCACTAACGGCGGCACGGGCTACACCTCTGCTCCGACAGTGGTGTTCACGGGCGGAGGCGGTAGCGGTGCCGCAGCCACGGCGTATATCGATCAGGCCGGAATTGTCTGCGGCATTCGAATGACCAATTTCGGATCTGGATACACTTCTGCCCCCACCATTTCATTCACAGGCGGTGGTGGATCGGGAGCGGCTGCGACGGCGCAGTTCCAAGCTTACAAGCAGCGGCGGCGCTGGTTTGTGCATTGGCTGAACGGCATGACATTATCTGCTGGAGCATACCCGGCTTTCGATTTGCCAGCGGCGGGCGGCGTCATCGCGGCCAACCGCGAAACCCGTATTCGCACTATCTATCAATCAGGCTCCAACTATCTGGATTACTGACACCTGGAACCATGACCTACGCTCTCCTCCTCGCCTGCTACCTCTCCGGCCAAATGTCAGAACGGCAATGGCAAGAACACCTCACAGACGAAGTGTTCAGGGTTTGGCTCAGGCGCCACGCATAATCCGCGTCTCTCAGCAAGGGAAATCAAAATGCCCACAATGATCACCAAGGAAGACGTAGCCGCAAAAGGCGTTATCGCCCAAGGTGGCATTGATCGCCACCTCACCGCAGCCCTGAAATCCGCAAAGCTCAACATCGATGTGACGGCCAAGGGCGTTGAACTCGGCATGGTCCGCGCGCTGCATGGCAAGAAGATGTTGGCCCGCGCAAGGCGGATTTACGGCGTGATTGCCGAGGCTGCGGAATTGGCGGCGGAACTCCATATCGAGCAGCAACAAGCCTGCGCCGCAAATGGCGTGGATACGGGCGACCTGACGAGCATCGGCGGCGTTGCCCTTGGCGGGGTTCACACAGACGGCGGCGGGAGATAGCCGACATGGAGAGCCCGTACACGTGGACGTTAATCGCCCTCGCGCTCGTTGCCATGGCGCTGTCATGGAACGTTCCGCGCGCGTGGTGGTGGATTGGTGCGGGCGGGGCATCGTTCTTCGTCTCAACGCTATATTACGACTACGGTGGCAACCATCATCTGCACCCCATCCTGACGCTGAGTTGCGATAGCCTAGTCTGCATCGCGCTCTTTTTTGGTGCGAAAGAGAAATGGGAACTGCTCGTGTTCGGCTCTTTCTGGCTTTCCGTTCTTTCCAGCCTCCTCATGATCGGCGGGTTTATCGCCAGCCAGATTATGTACGCGAGCCTGTTGGAAGTGTTCAACCTTTGCGCTATTCTCGCAATCTCAGGAACGGGCATCGTCCAGATGATTGGCGAGCATGGACACAGTAATTTATTTCATAATTTCAATAGGTATCTTCATAGCGCTCGGAATTCTATTCGATGATCTTGTGCTCCGTGTCCTGAAGAAAAAGCGCAGCAAGAGATAGCAGCCATGCCCGATGAGGTGATCACCGAGGCGGCGAGGACACTCAACTCCTCGGTTCTCGGCGCATGCCTCGTCCTAACGCTAGTAGTGACATTCTTCGTCGTCCGCGCGCTTCGGCAGGACATCAAGGATTTGCAAGCCAGGCTGGACGCAGAGAAACTCGCTCACGACAGAACTCGCGAAATGCACCTAGACGACATCAGGAAAACGCATAATCTCGCTATTGCAATCGATGAGATGCGCAACTCCTTGGTAGAGCGCGCCGTAGGCCGGGACAGGGTATAATGAAAATGCTCCACAGGCTTCTAGGCATTTCGCATATCGGCCCATCAGAAGAGGAGATGCGCGCCGCGGACAATGCCGAGATTGAACGCCTGATAAAGCAGGAGCGCCAGGGACTTAAACAGACGGTGCAGCGCATCGAGAGCGGATCACGCATCCCGATGACATGGGCCGGCGCAATGAAGCTTATTAATGATCCAGATCGATATCCATTGACGCGGGAAGAGGGTGCAAAAAAGTGAAGAGATTGCAGAAGAAGCCGCTCCTGCTTGCCAGCATTATATTTGTTGCCCTGTATTGGTTCGTAGGGGCGTTTGCCGCCAATCCTTATGTATCGAGTGCCGCATCGCTCGCGCTGCTGCTGGCGGGCGTTCTGACGCTGGCAAGCTATGCCAAGACAACGTACCGAATCCTCTTCCTTGACCTGCGCAGCCATGAGGTGGGCGGCGAGGGCAGTCATCTCGCCATCTACGGTGCCACGCTGCTTGCTGCTGGCGCTGTCTATGACGGCTTGTTCTGGCTGCTGTGGGTTTATTTCGGGCAGCCTCCCGACTGGACAGGCACGGCAACGTCAAGCTTCGGCAGGGCGGTTATGGTGGTTGGCTTCTGGCTGCTTTATGTCGGGCCAGAGCCGCCGAACACTTCGACGCGTTCATATTCGATCATGTGGATATTTACACTGGTTTCAGTTGCCGTGCTTGTTGGGATTATTGCCGGCATGAACATGGCGCCGTTCTGAGCCGGAACTGATTTTCCACGCTGCACGTTCTCTACCTATCTTGTCTCGCCCGGTTGGCCCTCAGTGGTCAGCCGGGCGCTTTTTGTCGTTTAGTCATCAGGTCGTCCAGCCTTAAGCCAGCACAAGACGGCTGCGGCCACAGGACCAGGAACACTGTTGTTTGTGACGTAACGCCATATCTGCGTTCGGTCGACTCCCAAATGCTTGGCGAGCGCAGATTGCCACCCGCGCTCGCCAAAAAGCCGTATCCCGGCTTGTTTCAGTTCTTCACCCGACAATTCCGGCATTTTCCACTTCCGTGATGTACCGGATGATTGACTCCGAGAAGCCGTCTAGGTGCGTCCACTTGCCGTAGCCAACGCCATTCTTGTAGGCGGCGACATTGATCATGAAGGCCGACTTGCAGATCGGATCGGGTACTCGGTCGGCACTCTGCTCGTCGGTGATGACGATCAGGCGATCATGCTTGATGTTCTGGTTCAGGAACGCCACGGCAGCCCCGAGATAGGTTCCGCTGTGCGGCTGTGAACGCAGGATGGCGTCAATCCCTGCCATGCCACGGCGCGGCGGAACTTCGGCGATCCTCTCCGAGAAGCTGAATATTCGAACGTCACCGTTGATTACCGAAGCCAGCGCTGCCGCTGCGTCAATCCGGTTCATATCCGACTTGCCGGAAAGCTTGGCATCCATCGATCCGGACACGTCGACCAGCACGGCAGTCACGCCAGACAGGCGAGGGCCGCAGGCAACCGCCTCGCAAAGCGCCTGATCAATGTACGGCTCAAGCTGTGGGCATGCACGCGCTGCCGCGACATAGCGGAACGGGAAAACCAGTTCGGCGCCCTTGCTCGCGATGATGGCTTCCGAGACAAGCCCTCGATCACAGCCGGCGTCCATCATGTTCCGTAGGTTTCGGAGCAGGGCGAGATAGCCGAGTTTGTTTTCTTTGATCAGCCGTTCGAATGTCTCCTTCTTGTTCGCGCCGCCGGAAAGCGCGACTTCCCAAGTATCGGGCGTGACAAGCTGGCGCTCGGCAACACGCTTGAACAAAGCTTCCTGTTCTTCATCCTTCGGCTTGGGATGGGCGAGGAACAGCACGTCACGGAGACGCACAGCGCCTTCCCGATCGTATTTCGCAAGCTGATATTCCCCGAACTTCCCGAACGCCTTGGCAAGGCCAAGCTTCATCTGCTTGGAAAGAGGCTTCTTGCCGTCCTTCCAATAGATCGCGACCAGTTCGGCAATTTCGTCGGCGCGGCGGATCGTCTGCGCAATGGTGTCGGAAACTCCGGCACCGCCACGGCGGATGAGATCAAGCAGAAGCAGCAACGGAGCATGGCGGAGGCCATGAACATTGCGAGCCTCGATTGCCAGCGATGAGACAAATTCCGTGCTGCACTTTGCCGCCGTCTCAGAAATGCGAGCGGCAATATCCTGTCCGGATTCATAAAAGCTGTCCTCCCACAAGAGGCAGGAGAGAACGGAACGGCGAAGTTCCTGCTCGGGCGAAATATGCTTCGCCACGGCACCCTCATGGGTGTAAATCTTGGGAATGGCTGCTGCGGTATTGATGCGCATTATCGGCTCCTTTGACGATTGCCAGCCATCAGGAGAATGCGGGAAAAAGCGAGAACGGTACATTGACGTTGCTCTACCAGGCTGAGCTAAGGTCCGATTACCGGACCTGTTGGATTTGAACCAACGACCTACGGCTCCCAAAGCGAAGTAACCGAATTCTCTACGCCACGCATTCACCAAATGGCTGGCATGAAGCCGAATGGATAAAACTGCATGGCGGGAACAGGCAAAGTCGAGAGCTTTTCAGCGCTCTATCCAACTGAGCTACGAGTGTTGCCACCCGACCGGATTCGAACCGGCGACCTCTCGATTACAAATCGATGAACTCGGCTTCTACGCCACGCCATGCAGTTTCAAACCATTCGGGAACAAGCGACTGCAGCGTCACGGTCTTTTCAAGAGAAGTAGCTGCAACCTTCACCACGATTGGCATGCTCTATAAAACATAGAACGTTGCGATTTGCAACTTATCTCACGAATCCACACAGGTATATTCTGTGAGAATTTTGACTTGCCCGTGCGGCCTGTGTCGCTGTTTGGCAATCATATCATGCATGTTTTCCATTTGAGTGCCGGCGAATAGATGGCGATTATTGACGCAAAGCCGATTGTCGCACCTATGAAGAATGCCAATCGGTTCATGCGGATGCCATTTAGGCAATTCGCCATGCTCCAGATAGAATGAAAAACGGTGAGCCCTAATAGACTTACCAAAGTGCTTCGAGAAGAAATATCCATAACCATCGCTGGGCTTGCCCGTCCACTCCCAGCATCCATTAGGATGCCCATCTTTCCGGACCTTAGACCAGAACTTTTCGATCTCTTCCTTGCTTGGGAAGGATTCCGCGCGTACGGTAACACCAGCCATCTTAACCTCCTAACAGGTTGGGCTTGGTTAGAGCGCGCAGTGGTGGTGAGACACCACGCGCGCTCGCCTTTTGTACTATATTTCGATAAAACTCTCAAGCGTGTTCCCAATTGTCGTTGTCAGCCACGCATTGGCTCGATGGAACCGAACGCATTCCGGTTCATCTGCTGATCAGCACGCATCTTCTCCTCGGAAATCCCGGTCTCAGATACAGCGTCAACCCGCCAGATGCCATTAAAGCCATTGTCCTTGATTTCCACCATAGCGCCAACCTTTGCGCCGCGATCTTCGATGTAACCGCGGGTGCGGCCGGTGCCTTGGGATAGTTCGCATTGGTAATAGGTCGTCATCGTGTTTTCCTTTCCTGATTGACTCTACCATCCTCGCCATGCTTTCACTACCATAACAACCGGGAGGGAAACCATGGCGATCTTAGAAGACAAGAAGCGCGTCGAAGTGACGGACGTATCAAAGCTCCGGCCTGAGTTATTGGAACTCCCCGACGCCGAGTTTGAGCGGCGCTGGTCCGAAATGGAAATGGCCAAAGCCGAACGGGACCGGATCAAAAACGAGAAGGAAGAAGAGGCCAAGAAGGCGATCAACAACGCCATCAAGGCCAGATTTGCCGTTTGCTGTGTCGAGATGCATGACGCTGGGCTTATGCCATCGTGGGTCAATATTGAAGCTGTGACGGATAAGAAGGGGAATGTAAACTTCTTCCGTGCGCTTCGGGTGGCTCGACCGCAGGACTAAGGCTCAATATCGGACGCAACGGCGCTCGCTCAACTGCTCGTCCTTTGGCATTGAGAGATTGTATACCTCCATGCCCTTCTGCATATTGGATCGGTCCTGGAACTGGCGTTTTGCCTCTTCTGGCGATCTTACGAAGACCGGATAGTCTTCCCAATCGTAAGTGTCGCAGACCACGACCATATGCGTGGCTCCTTCAGCTACGCCGCGATCGAACCAGCCACTAATTTCCTGCTTTGTCGTCGTCATCTCCTTTTCTCCTTTTCAGCATCGTATGCCGCTTCGACATCCTTGCAGGCGCCCATCTTGTCGTCGTTGGCACCGTTCACGCTGATCTCTACCGGCCCGCCAGCATCGAAATACATCGTCCAAAGCCAATTGCCCAGGTGATGGCGGTGAACGCGGCCGATTTGCCAATCTCCATCCCAGCCGGTAAAGTCTTCCAGCTTATCGGGCCAGGTGCGGCGCCATTCGTATTTCAGTTGGCGTTCGCGGGTCATTCTTCTGCTAGAGACTTGATTGCCTCAAGCGCTTTGTCACGCAGGCCGTTATCAGTGCAGACCTGCAATAATGCCGCGATCTGGCTCAAGTTTTTTCTTTGTGCTCTTTCCAACGCAGCAATCATTGCGCCTTGCCGATCAGCTATCTCCTCACCAGCTTTCTGATATGCCTCAGGGAAAAGCTCTTGAAGATCAATGTCTTCCTCGTCCACTGGAGCGTCTATAATTTTTACAAACTGGAGAAACCCATGAGGGTCTCCTTCGCCCTCGTCAATTATAGCTTTGGTCTGGCCTATCCAATTTGTTGGGCAGCTGTGTTCCTCCAGCGTAAACTTGACATGTTTTGCTGTCGCGTATTGCCCTTCATGCTCCCATTCGATTACGAAATAGAGCGGCACGTCGTCTCGATGATATCTTAGCAGAAGGTATTTCATTTTCCTGTTCCTCGCTTCCCCACCAGTTCCAATATCTCCCGCTTCAGCCGGCTCACGGCGTCTGCTGTTTCCTTCGACGTGTCGCCGCTGCCGATCATCATGGCGAGGCCGACAAGCTCGTCCAGGAGGCGCTTTGCCTTGGTGCGGGGAGTACCGACCGTCATGACGTCGGCGCCCATTTACTTTCATTCAATGCCGCATCAATCATAGCGCGCCAAATCTGGGTTGCGCTGTGGGAACCGGCTTTATACCCCTGAGGCAGGCAGCACCCCATCAAATCGGTCGGCTCGCGCATGGCTTCGATTGCGGCTTGCGCCACGCGGTTTCTGTATGTCTTGGCAGGCCATTCTGGGCATTCGTCCATAGCATTTGCCACGCGCTCAATCATCGTTGTCATTCCTCGTTCTCCGTCTTTCTCTCCCGCCACCAGTACCACAGCCACACAATCGCTAGGAATGGCGAGAGGACAATGGTCCAGATTATCTCGCTGTCGCGGCGAAATCTCATGACTTAACCCTATAGTCGTGCAAAACTGTGCCACCTTCGTCTCCGCCTACCAGCGTCGGCCTGACCCAAGTCGTTCGATCAGATAGATGACGAATATGCCCCCGGCGCCAATGCAGCCGCGGTGAAGCATGCGTGCCGACGCTGGTAAAATCCGAACGTTCTCGCCACGACACGGTCACTTCTACATAGCTATCACTTGGACGCGAAGAAGATGGCGAGCCCTTTCCGGTCAATGCTCGCGGCGTCTTCACCGTCTGCCTTGATGCGAGGACCGCGAGCGCGTAGTAGACAGGCTCTCTTGGCTCTACACCATCAGGAGCGCAGTAGCCGATCGGCTTTCCAGAGCCGAAGAAGAACCCACCATAAACGACAATCTTTCGATCCAATTGTTGAAGCAGATAATTGGCGCTCACCTTTACGCCCGTTGGCGACAAATGCGGGAACGAAAACACGCATGTATCAAATGGCAACTTTGCTAGCCCTGCCTCAATAATCTCCTTCCCAAAAGCGGCCATGTCGCCGTCGCTTTTGATCTGCATCTTTCTGAAATCAAACCACATGCTAGTTTTGAATTTGCTCAGCATGGCGGTTTCATTCGGCTTCGGCTGTCCCGCAAGAAATTCGGATCGAATCTTGCCTCGCATCGATGCAACGGTGTCGCAGTTGATGAAGGGGTCGCATGTTGATCCGTCTGCCACCTTGAGCAGACGATCCAGAGCAGCGCGAGCCTTCTCCAATTTCTGGATATTGGAGTTCGTCTCCCTTAGTTCCTTCTCGTTGGAACCCATCCATGCGCGCATCTTGGCGACATCAAAGGCCCCGTCCGGACGCCCGAATTCCTTTATGGCCCAAGCGAACCCTGCCTGCTCTCCATCCTTCTTGCCCTCATCGTAGGCGTCGAAGCATGTCTTATCCATCATTTCACACCTCCTATCCGACTGTGGCCGTAATCGTATGGCCGTACTCCGGCTGGTCAAATTGCCCGCGCCGCTGTTCGGCATGAAGATGGACATCATCGGGCTTAAAATCCCCGCCAGTCTTGGCATTGACAAAGGCGGCTATTGCCTCCTCGATCTCTTCTTCGGTCAGTTCGTATTTAGCGCGCATGGGGCGCCTCCAAATCCTCAATGAGAGCCCGCCGCCGCTCGCCATTCCAGCCATCACGGTCATTGAGATAATCCACGAAAGACGCTGCAAACCGCTCGATGATCTCGCGCCTACGCTCACGAGCCTTCATCGCTCCCGCCATATTCTCGAAGCCAGCCAGAAACGGCTTTTCGATATTCAGATTAATATCGGCCTCGCGTGAATCCACATCCAGGCAGCGGACGACGCGAACTCCCGTTTGTATGTTTTCTAAGATCATTGCCAGTCTAATGTCTGCTCGCATTACCGCCTCTCCAGTTTGATATGTTCCTGCTAACCAATTGATCTAAACACGTCAGACGCGGCCGCATCGTTTAGCCTTCGCTTGTAGAAATCTCTGCGGTTGCGAATTTCGTAAGCATCTGTCCTCAACCGAAGGCAAAGTTTTTCGTAGTCATCAGATTCAACGCCTATCCATCCTACGCAGCCATCGATAATTGACATTGCTTCGGCTAAGCCAATCTGTGCCCCAAGAGAGAATTCAGGGGACTGAAAATTAAACGTTTGGTCATTATTCATAACATGCCTCTTAGTTTGACATCTCGCTTCTAAGCTATTGACCATCGAACGGCAGTTTGCCACCAATCCCGCTCTACCGCGTTGAAATCGCTCGGATAGGGCCGGATTGAAAATCCGATGCTCGAACCTGGCTCACGTCCAAAGCGCGCGCCTGGTATCGATCAAACGATGAAGCATCTCCTGCTCTTCACGGTCGATGCGATCCTCCAGCGCGCGCATTTCTGCCTCCATTGCCACCTCATCGCCCTCGAACGGCGTCATGCTCAACTCGAAGAGTTCGCCACCAGCAACCGGATTGAACTGAATGCGATCCCGTCCATAGAGGGACGACATTAGCTCGTCCTTCCGCTTCTCCATCGCAGGCAGGGATTCTGTCCACCAGCGATAGAGCGCGACGGCTTCGAGTTCCTTGTTGCCCTGGCGCTGAGTTGCCTCCATCATGAAGTCCCGTTTATCCACGCCAACCAGTTCTCGCCCCCACTTTTCGAGAGCGTCAACGCCTTCGTGCTCGTCCTCGACATATCGGCGCAGCAATGAGAACATGCCGTGCAGCATGAGGGTGTCGATATCGTAATAGTGTGGAGGAAGGCGCGTATCGATCAAATGATACTTGTGGCGCTTGACTAAGCGATACCGCAGCCACATCAGCCCACGGTGCATCTTGTGGGCAGCCTTCCAGATCGGGCGCAGGAGCGCCTTGAACCACCATTCCTCGCTTCGGCGTCCGTATACCGGGATACCAAAGATCGAGGAGGACGAACCGCTGAAGCTTATGATGCTAACGGGCACTGCAGCCTCCCAATTGGCTAAAATTCCAATCGTTGCCGCAATCATTGCCGTAACTCGGGAAAACTGGTCGGAGTGGCGTGATTCGAACACGCGACCCCCTCGTCCCGAACATTGTTGATTTGCGTGTTGGCATTGTTTTTTCTACCATTTTTGTATCGCATTGTCCATGAACAAACATGATTTGTTCCGCTCAAAAATTGGCAATCATTGCCGTGGTTTTTTGCCCGCCTTGCCGGAAGTGAACGCGTTGTCAACCCCAGACTGGTGGTCGGGGTGATGATGGCCATACGTATTTTCCAACGTCTCTTTCGTCATGCCGAGGTAGCCGGCGGCTTCCCACATTTCTGTCCCTGCCTGCATGAGCCACGTTGCAGCTGTATGCCGCAGAGTGTGCCGCACGACGGGAGCCTCTTCACCGAAAACCTCATCCACGAGATTGCCAAATGCTCTCTTCGGATCGGCTGGTTTGCCGCGGTATTCGACAGCATACTTTGCCCCGAGCCGATGCCAGCGGCGCATATGGGCGAGAATGCGGCGCGGTAGCCGTATCGGAGGCGCCTGCTTGTTCTTCGCCACGGACTCGTCATCCCAGGACCGATAGAACACGCCTCCCTCTAAATCGATGAACGGCCGACCTTCTTCTTTTTGAAACGATGCCTGCCAAACACGGCCAGACCGGCTGCCGGTATAAAGCGCAATCAGGATGAACCTGGCGATATGCACTGACGTCTTTACAGGGCTATTGGCACGATGCGGCGTGTGTGTCTTGCGATATGCGGTTAGGACTAGCTTTGCCACCTCAGAGCGTCCCAGATGCTTCACGCGACCTTTAGGCTTCGGCGGCAGGGTGACGATAACTGAGTCCCTGCAAATATTGTCTGCGATGGCCATTACGCAAGCGGCGCGCAAGTCCTCCAATTCACGACGAGCTGCGTTCGGCGTTGATCTTTGGTTTGCGTAATCGGTGCATGTGCTGGTGCTGATATCGTCCAGCGTCTTCTCCCCCCAGAAGTCCAGCAGCTTCCCGATACGTGATGCGAACTCCTTAGGACGCTTTACCTCGGCACCGCGTATTTTCGCGTATGTCCCGAGAACCTCAGCCACCGTTACCTCTGATGCCGATCGATGCTTTGTTTTTGGCTTTTCCGAGAATTTGTTGGCAAGGTATTTGGCGAGTTCCCCTTCAGCCTGTTCACGATCTCCCAGGCCGAATCCAGTGCTTGTTTGTTTTCCCCCGTCGATGATGATCCAGACTGCCGAACGGTTTTCATCTGCTGGGCGGAGCCAGAGTCTTGCGGGGAGCTTGGCGCGCGGCATTTAATCTTCATTTCCTCAATGTATGCCAGCGTCGTCCAATCCTTGCCAGCCATGCGCAAAATCGTAAGATGACCGCGTTTCGCCTCTTTGCGCAAGCCGCTTGTCGTCATGCCGCCTCTTGGGAATGCGATAGGGATAATGTCCGCTAACCGGATCGGTGCGTTAGGATCGATGTCCATCATCCTTCCACCTCGCGCAAGGAAAGCATACGGCGCGGGCTCGTGCGGATATTGAGGGTGGCTATGGTCATCCGCGCCGCTCCAGTACTTCCCGCCCCGTGTCGTTGATATAGACGCTGTTGCCGATCACATCGAAACAGTTGTCGTCTCGCAGTCGCCTCCACCAGTTGCGTGGCGTTGTCGGCTTGTTAGACGGGCGCTCGGTGAGGAGTTCGAGATAGTCTCGCTGTGGGGTGGTGAGGTTCATTTGCCGCCACCTCCCGGCAAAGCGGCGCGCGCCGACTTAGCTTTAGTCTTGACTACCGGCTGGTATTGCTTGCCGGAGAGCAGATAGTGGACGCTGACGACGAACGGCATGGCACCGGGACGGCGCACCATGACGTAGCCCTGGCTCGGCTCGCATATGACGCGTATTTGGCCTAGCTCGTCCTGCCAAAGTTTGTGAAATGGTGACGTTGGATCGTAGACATATCCGCTCATGGCTTCTCGCCTCCCGTGTTCTCGGCAAGGGCCAGCACGTCCCACTGAAACCCGACGATATCCCGATCGTTGCTCATTCGCAGGAGCGGCCGTACTGTCATTTCCTGCCCGGTGATTGTCGGCACATCCTCCAGGATCATCTCGGCTACGCCAGCTAGTTCGTTGACGTGGATGCATGGTTTGAAGGGAGGGAAGCCGTCGCCATCCGCTTCTGGCGTCGGTGCTGCGGCAATCATCGCAAGGTAGCAATCATATTGATCGCACGCACATTCTCGATCTGAGCCGAGTGCTTTGAATCCGGCGGCTTGCATCTCCGGCGTAGGGTCTGCCGGCACAAGTTTCCACCCGTCCGGCACATCCGCCGCCTGTGTGACTGGCGAGGCGTACAGAAGCGTTCCTATGGGCAATGTGCTGGGTATGAAGGACGCGATAATTAGCCCATCGGTCCCATAGGAAACGTCAACGCGCGCCACCGGCTCCGCAGCCACCGGCACAAGCGCGGAACGGATAGCGGCTTCGTAGTGTGATTGGGCGGCGGACTTGGCGGTTTCGAGTTTTTCAAAGTTCCCGATGACCAGTTGGCCGACAGTGAGCGTCAACCTCTTAGCTGAAAATCCGTCATCCTCAATGTTGTAGCGGTTTCCGACAGGCGGGATGGCTCTGTGCCATTCAAAGGCATCGTCACCGTGCTCAACCCACTCCAGCGGCTTGATAGCCACCGCCACTGCTGGCGCTGCGGCAAGGGCTGCCTCAATGAACGGCATCAGCTTTTCAGCAAGCGCTACAGCACCAATGGAGTGGTTGCCATCAACGCGGCGGATTTCTTGGGCGAGTTGGTCAATGGTGATCATGTCAGCAAACCTCATTGAAAAAGTCGTTGAGCAGCCCATCGGTAAAGACTGGCGCGTCCCGGAGCAGCTGATCAGCCTCAGACACATCGCCGCAACAAATCGTATTGAGATCATCATCTGATAGCGATGAAAGCCATGCGTCGATATTTGCTAGGATTTCCGCTGGTTGCCGTTCAAGGAAAAGCGCGAATTCACGCAGCATTTGCTTTTCTGATCGGATGATGTTGATTCCGCCGTTGTCGTAGGAAATGGCTAGCGCGGCTCTACGGATGCCAGGATAGATGTCATTCTGCATCTTCCACTCCTGTGTGGGCTTCGATAAAGCGGCGGGCGGCGCGGAGATGGCCGACGTTAAAATCAGCGAATCCAAGCATCGGAAAGCCGTCCATCGAAAACGGGGTGTCGTCAGGGATAAATTCCGATATCTCGCGCGCGTCATCTGCAAACGGTCTCAGAAGCTCAACCGCTTCCTTGAGCGCGGCTTCGGCGGATTTCAAAGCGTCGACGCGGAGGATGGCAGATAGCCCGCTGTCGCCAACGATGGCCTTCTGGAGCGAAATGAAGTCGGCGCAAACTTCGGACCATCGCCGATTGGCTTCGTCTCGCGCCTTTTCGGCGGCTTCGGCTCGTGCCTTCAACTCCGCCCACACGGCCTGATGCTCGTCAGATGACCAAGCCAGGCTGGCTTCCTCTTTTGAGGCGTCTCGTCCCGCCTCTGCCTTCTCCAGCGCGTCCAGCACTGCGGCGATGTTGGATGGATTGCAGGCGGCGATATAGGCGGCATCTTCTGGCGTGAATGCGTTTGCCTTGCCGAATGCACGCTGCCTAGGGCCTGTAACCATAGCCGCAGGAAGACCGCCTGTCATAGTAGACGTTGGCGCGGATTCGTTTGAGAAATATCCCCATGGGCCAGGCGTTGCGCCTTCCATAGCCTTGCGGATATCGGCGATGATGTCGGGGAGGTATGTCATGGCTGCACCTCGACCGAAACAGGCTCAATTTGAGCAATGGCGGGCTTCGGAATGCTTACGGTGACGATATGTCGCGATGTTGCTTCTGGATCTATGCATTTGCTGCCGTGCCAATCGGCGATATTGTCAGCTAGGTCGCCCCAGCCCATCTGGCCTTCGACGCAGCACGAAGATTTGCCGTTGCTGCCCACGAGCAGCATAATCTTGATTTCCATCGGTTGGCTCATGTCCGTTCCTCGGCTGGCTTGAACAGGGATTTGGGTGGCGGCACAGGTATCTTGCCCGCCTTCGGCTTTTGCGGAAATCCAGCGCTGTGGATAGGTGCCTTCTTGCGCTCGATGCCGTTGAACTTGTCCTGCATCCGAACGGTCTTCGCGGCCATGGGCGTGTCATGTTTTGCTGATTTCCAGCGGTGGCATTTGATGCAGACGGCGGCGCAATTCTCTAAGCTATTGTCGTGGCTGTTAGCTTCGAGAACGATGTGATCGTATTCGACGCCGCTTCCGAGCGGGCTGTTGCAGCGCTTGCCGACAGGGAGATTATACATTGCGCCGACTGCCTCGCAGAGAAAACCGGAGCGTTTGAGCGCCAGCCTTTTTGTTGCTTTGGAGAACTCACGCCGGCTCACGATGTCGCCTCCTGATCCTTGGGGTGCATGTGCCTGCGGATTACATGGCGAAGCATTTTGATTTCGCGCGCCATAGCGACCGCGCCTTGCTCGCGATAGTCTACCGAGAATTGCTCAAGCGCGCCTATTAGCCTGAAAACTTGGAGATCAAGGCTATCGGCATCGCGCTGTAGCTTGGTGCGGGGTTCTGACATCAATCCGCCTCCCCGAACGATCTGCCGAGTCTGTCGATATATTCGGCGTCTGACTTGGCGCATTCGGCCATTGTGGCTTTTTCGGCGGAGTCCAGTTTGTCGAGCGCCTTCCATAACATGTGACTGCCTGGGGAACTGACGCTGTCGCCGTAGTGGATGTAGGTGTCCCAGCGGCTGGCTGACCAAATCCCCGTCGAGCCGATTTCGCAGACGGCAAACCGTCCCTCGCGTGGGCAATAGCGGCTATCGTGCCAGCCCAATTCCTTGAGCCTTTCCGCGGCGCTGCAGAGCGCAGAGAGTGCCGCATAGGTATCCGGCATCCTTTCGGCGCGTTCAGCCTGGGAACGCTCTATGCTGTCCAAAATGGCCTTTGCCTCATCGCATGACAACTTGACATGGCTGCCGTCGCTCATGGTGACGTGGCCGTGGTATTCGTGATCGGAAGTCAAGACGCAGCCCTCCCTTTCCCCGCCAGCAGCGATGTCATAGCCGCCTGCCGCGCCGCCCTGATATGAGCAACTGGCCTATGGCTGCGCTTGGCCGCGGCCTCGCTCTGGTCGAAGTATCGAAGCTCTGGGCATTGGCGATACAGTGCCTTGCGGCGGCGCCAGGATTGCCAAGCGCGGAGGGTTTTGCGGATAATGGAATTCATTTCAGCACCCGCTTTCCATGGCAGACATCGCAACGACGCATGCACTCGTCACATCCACTTTCAGGATCGACGCAAGCCCATTCCTCGAAGCAGTCGTAGACAACGCCTTCGCCACCGCAATCCCAGCACTCGGCGTCCTCTTCCTCGAAGTTGAAGAAGTACGGACCGTGATCTTCGCCAGTCATCTGCCGTAGCTTTTCACCATCGGCTTCAAGTGCCTTCTGCATTTCCTTGTCAAAGATGGACATCACGCACCGCCTTTCCGAGCGAGGAGATACGAAGCATCGCGGTGCACTCGCGCTGTCAATTCCGTCAGGCATTCCTCAGCGATCCTGTCGGACACTGCTTTGTGAACAGCCTTGCCGAATGCGGCGATGTCATCCCATTGCCTATGAGTGTGATTGGCTTCGCACTTCCTGCCGTTGAGACTGAATATGACGCGTGCATGTGTATCGCCGGTTTCCGGCTCGTAGAACAACTGGATGACGCATTCAAAGCCGTTGTCGTTTAGCCGGTAAGAGGCATCGATCTTGTTGCGTGCGGCCTGTTCCAATTCCATGAGAATCCTCACGCTCTCGTCAGTTGGAGCGCGGTTCTCCTCAATGGTGGTGTGATGCGCATGGGTTTCATGCCCGCCACCGATGAAGAATGAGCGATCAAACATGGTGCATCTCCAATTCGTTGACATCGCAGTCGAGCACATCCCGAGCGATATAGTCTGCCGCCTGTTCCGCCGAGCGCTTGCCGCTGATGACAGCCGACAGCGCCTTGGAAATGGCCTCGATGCAGCCGCGGCCATCTTTGCTTTCCACCGCGTCGAGATAGTTGAGGCGCATATTCTCCACGAAGACGTGCTTGGCCGGCGCATCCTTGTCGGCGGATGCCTCGCTCAGGCCCTTCCGGGCGAAGTCGATGAGGTGCTGCAGTTCAGCGTCATCGACCGACAGCGAGAAAAGAGAACCGGCGCCATGCTGAGGGAGGGACGGGGACGCCGGTTCCTTGCCGAGATCAGGACGGCCCTGATCTGGCAATTGTGATTGGGAAGAAGAGCCCGCCGCCAGCGCGGGTGTGTTGGGGGACGGACTAACGGCGGACTCTTCGTTTGAGCCAGTATCGGCGGAGGACTTGGCCGAATCTTCTGGCTCTGTTGATGATGCCTGGACGGAAGGTGAGGCATCATCATCGCCGGCATCGGAGGAGGGGGTGTCCTTGCCGGGATTGGTAATCTCGCCTGTTTGCGGATCTATGATCTCGTCATCTTCGGCGTCGACATGTGCGGTTTCACGCTTAAGCGTCTCAACGTCCACGCCCGTCAGGCGCTCAAGCAGCGCCATCGCGTCGTTGAAGTATTCCTCCATTTCCTTGTCATCCAGATCGACAAGCGAGCGGGGATACTGGAAGAACTGGCCTCCAGCCGTCTTGCTGACGTTGACGATGCCGCAAGCAAGCTTAATGGCCTGGTGCGCGGCTTCCGCGTTCGTCCATGGCGTTTTGCATTCCTTGACTACCTTGCCAAGGATCGCGCGGTATTTGCGCTCCAGCGGGCGCATGCGGTCTGCAGTGAACCTCACGGATACTGTGCTACCCTGCCTGAATGAATCAAGCCGCTCTTGGTCGTAGGCGGTTGCCGGGACAAGATGACCGTGGGAAACCTTCATTTTCAGAGGTGGAGGGAGGTGCTTCGCGGCGTTCACGATGCGCCTCCGATGCGCTTCAAAGCGCGCTTCTTTATAGCCTGCGCGATGCCTTGGTTGACATCACCGTTCGGCTTTCCTTCGAAGTGGGCGAGGGGGTCGAAGTCGTTCCAGACTTCCTCCGCCGACGCGATGTCAGAAACGACCGCAAGGGCGTCTTCTAATTCTTGGAAGTAATCAGAATCGCTGATCTCAACTTCTTCGTTTGCTTCTGCCATCTCCTCGATAGTCGGCTCATCGTGCTCGATGACCTTTGCCGTCTCTTGGCGATGCTGAGTCGCCTCCGGTGGGCGTGGCGGCGCTGGCGGTGTTGGGGGTATTGGGAGTGTGACATCGCGTATTGGCTGGATGTCTTGAACTTCTTCGGCAATGCCTAGCCCGCGCAGCACGTCAGAAAAGCCATCACGCAGCGCAAAGCCGCGGGCGCGCATCTTAAGCATGCGATCAGGATATTGCTGCCATGGACCGGCCTTGCCCCACAGGCTTGCCTTCTTCGCATCGGCAACGCTGAACTCACCAGTTTTGATTTCTGGATCACCTTTGCGCTTGACAGTGCAGATAGCCTTGCGCGTGTCGCCCGCGCCTTCGAACCACTCTTTGTGCGCTTCCATGAGTCCAGAGCCCTGGACCAGGCCGAGCGCACCATCGCCCCATATAGTTGGACGGCCGTTGACAACGGCGATAGACTGGAGCGCGGCCATCGGCGTCATGCCAACTTCCATTCCGTGCATTATTGCCACCATGGCCTTTTCCGCAGTCTCTAAACCGCGCGGGGCCATTCCAGCCTTGACAACTGCATTTGCAATTCTCCATGCGCCATCAAAATCCTGAGGCACGATTGCCTTGACTGAACCGCCGGCTTGCAGAGCAGGAAGGCGGGGGGATTCCGAGATATCGTTCATTGTGATGGCCTCTCATTCCGTGAAGGGAAATTCACACAGCAAAACTTGCCGTGGTATTGGCGCGCCGCGGCGTCATAAGCATGTGCCGCGTCCTCTGCGGATGGGAAGCAGCCAAGATGCAGTCGCTTGCCGTTGATCGCTATTTGGGCAATCCATTTCCCTGAGGATTTCCTAAACGTCACCCCCTTGTAACCAGACGTGTTATCGGATCTGATTGCCGCATTCTGGCAGTTCTCTGATCTGGCCGCGAGGCGCAGGTTGTCCATGCGATTGTCTGCTTTGTCGCCGTTTACATGATCAATCTCATGATCCGGCCATTCGCCAAAAGTATATGCCCATGCGATGCGGTGAGCTGGGAACGCCATCCCATTGATTTTGAGCACGACATACCCGAATGCATTGACTGTTCCAGCCTCGTCGCCTTTCTTTGCGACGATAACACCAGCCGATCGCTTCCCGCCGCGCACGTCTTCAGCGCGACGAATTTTCCCAGATTGCGCACTGTAGCGGATCACTCGACGGAGGGTGTCGACATCCATCTCTTTTCGAAAGACAGCGTTCATCGTGCTTCCTCGATTGCTTTGCGCAGGGATATGTTGAGCTCACGCACCTCATCATGACCGAGAGGTGCCTCGGAGGATCGATCAGGGCCAAGTCCAGCCTTGAAGCCGCTTATCCAGCAAGCGACATCGGCGAGGCCGTCTCTGACCCACTCGGCCTGTGTCTTGGTCATCCTCAGTGTGACGATTGGCTCGCCTTCTGCGGCGCGGCTTGGATCGATGATCATCAGAAATCCATATCCTCGCTCTTCTTCGGCTCTTCCTCGGCAATACGGAGGATTTGCTTCTCAGCCATTTCGGATTCGGCCTTGATGGCGACGACTTCGACGGTCGTCTCTCCGCGCTTCGTGGCCACGATGACTTTGTCTCCCGGCTTTAAATGCATGCCTTCGTGAATGAAGTAGTCGTAGACTTTGGCATCGCCCTCCTTCTGCCATTTGAACTTTACGGCAGCGATGGCGCGGGCAGGCGTAAGCAAGTCAGTCATGACCAATCCTCATGGTTCATCGAGTTTGCTTTGAAGGCGCGGCGCATCTGATCAAGTTCGATCCGGCAATCGTTCCATGCGTACCAGGCAGCGTCTCTTACGCCCCGGCAGAATGTCGAGATGAACGTCCATGATAGAATCCACGGCGCCGCGATTGAGATCGATATCCGAAGCATCAGCGCACCTTTGCGATTTCTGTTGTTGTGATCCCCGGTATATTCGTCCTCCCAGCATCCAGCGCACGTTGTGCAAGCTGTCGAAGAAGTGTGCGGCATTCTTCATGGCTGGACATATAGACGGCGAGCTTTGCCCAATCCGTCACTTCATCGACAACGACGGTTGCCTTGACGGACGCTGCCTTGCCGTAAGAGGCGCGAATGGATGTCGGCGCGGCGACGGTGGGCGGCTCGGGAACTGGTGCAGCAATCGGCTCAGGATCGCCGCTGACAGGCGCAGCGGCAAGTGCGGCCTCTTGCTGCTTGCGCAGATCTTCTTGCTGCCTGCGCTCTTCCTCGCGCCGCTGGCGAAGCTTTTCTGTCTCCCATGCCTCCATCGCGGCTTTGACTTTGTCAGCCCCAGCCTTGGCGTTCTTTACAAGCGGCATCCATGTCTTGTCGATCTTCGTGCCGGCGTCGAGGTGCGGGCGTTTCAGGGCGTCTCTTTTTTTGTCAGCCTCGCCGGATAGCTCATTGAGCCGGTTGCGAAGTGACTGAGCCTTTGCCGCCGTTTCGTCGTCGGTGATCTGGGCATAGGCATCCACGCCCTTGATTGCAGCGTCGATCTGATCCTTGAGTTTTTCAGAATCGTCCACTTCGCCGGAATTGTCACCGATCGTCGGCGCTGGCGGCGCGATCTGTGCGGCAACGACAGCATCGTCATCTGGCCAGCCTTTGCCAGCGACAGCGTTATTGTATGCTTCGAACGTTACCGGGTATCGGCAGCACCAGCTCCAAATCTCATCCGGCTTGACTTCGCGGCCAGCGCGGTAGGCTATCAACGTGTCGGAACCTTCAGGGTAGAAAATGGCGACGGGATCAAAAGTCTTGTCGCGGTTCTTCGCGCGCCAATAGCCTTGACGAGCGTCCCCATCGTGCACAGGAAGACTCTTCCCGATCTCAGACGGGTTCTTCAGTGCGGCCTGCCAAAAGGCCCAAGGATCAACGATCTTTGACGCCAGCGCGCCGATTGAAACAGCTTCATTCATGGTTCAAACCCTCCGAGAAACTTGATAATCGTGTTCCGCCCGGCTGAGACCGACATTGGCCGCGGCAATGATCCCTAGCGATGCCAGTGCCAGGACCGCGCCGACAAACACCGGCCAGGCTAAATCGCGGTGTCTGAATGCGACCGATGGCAGTTCGTGAATGGTGATGGTGCGGGAGCATGACCGATCGCATGTTGCGGTATCGCAGCCTCCGAATATTTGTTGGCCGCATTCAGTCATAGTCGTCACCCCAATCATCG